ACATTCTTCAGGCCTTATGAATTTAATAACAGCTAAGTCAGCAATATAATTAATGTATTGTTACAAGATCGCGGTACATTAAGGTTTTCCGTTTTCTCGCTGTTATATGTTTAACGGAAAATTACCCCTTTTCATCAGCTTGCGTTACCTTTTTGTTACCCATTAATTCAATATAGAAGAGCCTTAGATGACGAAGGGCTCTTCTTCTGTGTTAGCTATGTTACCGCATAAAACCCTTTATCCACGTATAATATAGAGAACAAACGTTCCATCCGAAAGGAGTCACCGCCATGCCCGCCGCAACGCACGACGAACTAACGCTGATCAAAAAGTACCTCGTTCTCCCCCTCGTCATGTCCGTATTTGAGCGCGACGCAAAAACCCTGCGCGAGGTACTCAAAACGCCTGACCCGTACATCGAAAAGATCAATCGGGGCATCGAATACATTAACGATGACCTAACAAAAGTCCGCAAGTATTTCCGGGCTAACGGAATAAAAGTGTACGACGTCGAGAGGTCGGCGTCTGATCTGAGCTGTGGGTACACTTGTCGGGGATATACCGGCTCCATGCGCCTACTGATGAGCCACTTGCGGAGCGAGGTCGAGGTGGAAATGCGGAAGTACTTAGGTGAGGATATACGGGAGCTGCGGAAGGGACCGAGTAATATTGTTTAGAAAATTGTGGGAGTTCACCTCCATTTATGGTAATATGAAATTGATTTTATATTTTCTAGATAAATTGGAGGTTGTAATGAAACGAAGATTTAAGTTCCTTACACACTTAGTTCCTCTGTTTGTATTAGCTATTGTCACATCTGGTTGCGGTTCGGACTCTTCTAAGACGGCTAATTCATCGAACACTCCTGAAAGTAAGCCGACTCCGTCGGCAACGGTAAGCCCAACGCCAAAGCCTGAGGATGACATTTGGACACGTTATGATAACGCTAAATGGGTAGATGATTTTAAGGGATTAAAGAGCGAAATAGTAGGCGTGGCGGTATCAGATAAGGCTCCCGACTTTAAAGACTCTACAAAAACAATCTCCGTGGTGGCGCTTGTCTTTAACTTAGAAAATACGACAAATGAGAAATTTACTACATATCCTGACCTCTCTCGGCTTGTTACGTCGACCGGAGAGCAGTTAGAGAAACCTACTCAGGTGATTGACGAGAGTGGGTTTGCCGATATAGGAGGCGAAATTGAGAAAGGAGTTAAAAAAGTGGCTACTCTTGTTTGGGAACTAAAGAAAAGCAAGGCAGCCGACATCGAGTGGATTAAATTGCAATGGGATACCCGACCTGGTAGTGAATATGATACTAAGGAAAAACGTAAAACATACGAGGTTGAACTTAAGTTGAAATAATAGAAAGGAGTCGTATTGCACGGCTGAGAATGACGACTTGAAACATTCGACGTCCAAGTTGGAACGTGATACAATAATTTCCTAATAAGTAAGAAGGATGGTTGATTTAAATGGAATTTCTTGAAAAAGTTTTTGATGAATTTAAACCTCTTATAGGCGGGATTGTCGCTTTAGCTTTTCTCGCAACACTTGCATTACAGTATGGCTTTCTTAAATGGTAAACGAACAAAGAGCAGCGAGGCTTTGTTCCTCCTGCTCTTTCCCGTTTACACGAAATTGACACGTAACGTTTTCTGCGGTGGCTCCCAGTCGAATTCCCGATATTTAAACGGTATCGTACGCTCCAGTTCCGCCTTTGCCCGCATAAATACGTCCTTAGGCTGCGGTTTATCGGTATATTTAAACGATTTGACCGTTTCCCGAAACGGGTTGTCCGCAAGAAACGTTTGGCAGTACTCAAACTTGACGTATGTATTAATCACGAAGTACGGAGATTCCGCCATAACTTCAAGGAAGCGAGCTGCCAACGGATCGCCCGGATTAAGCGTCGTTTCCCCGGAAAACGGCTCCGGGTTACCGTCCAAACACGCTATGAGCAAATGAAACAGTTGGACACCGTAAATATCATGTTCCCGCAAATGGAATTGTACTGGGTTGTATTGGAATATTCGGACCGCTGATTTCTTTGTCTCGAAAACACGAAATTCCGGCGCTGCGTGCACCGTTTCGCCCCGCACCTCCATTGTCGGCCAATTTTGCGTAAACATCTCCGGCATGTTTTTCGACGGCAGATAGATTACACCGATCCCCACTCCGTAGCCATTCCGGAATAGCATGCGTTCATTTTCCGTTGCCGGAACGCCTGTTTTCGGGTTAAACGTTTGAATATCCATTTCTACTTATCCTCCTCGTTTTTCCATACAAGTACCTGCTCGATCCGCAGGCCGTACGTTTTGCAGATTTTCTCTATTACGTCGGTTCGCATCGGAAACCGATCTCCCCACACTTTCGCGACTGTTTGTGGGGCAAATCCGCAATCTATATACATATCAGTACGCTGTCTTCCCGTGGATTCGAACCACTTACGTAAAGGCTCAAAACTTAACATATATATACCACCTCACCCACATTATATATAAAATTCTTTAAAAAATCTACACAATCGTGTTGACAATACCTACACGATCGTGTAGAATTATAGATAACAACACGAGGGGAACGGAAAATTAAAAACCTAGGAGGAATTACCAATGGGATTAAAAATAAATCTCGAGGAATTTAAAAAGGAAGTAACAAAGTGCGTGACGGAGGCAGTTAGACTCCATCACGGCAACGGAGAAGTACAGCTTTACATCGAGCAGCGCGACGGGGAAAAAGTCGACTACATGTTAACCGAATTCCCCGACAAAAACAGTTGGGTGGAAGGGCGAGGTTTGATCCTTGTAATGAAAGAGGAATGGTTTGATCCTATCGACGGCCTTGACCTTAATGATGAGCTTTCCGCTTGCTTAAGCGATGAGCTGGCGGAAGAGTTCAAGAAGTACGGTAGTTCTACATGGGGGTGTTTCGCCCAACACTTCCCGGATCAAGCAGAGGAATTTCTGTCAGAGTGGCGCCAAAACGAACTTGCGGAGATCATCCCCGGGAGGATTGATGAGGTCATCCGAGACCTCGAAAGTCTATATGACGTTGAGTGGATTTAACGAAGGAATTTTTCTGGGGGAGGTTTGCCCCTCCCCTCTCTCATAGACGATAAAAAAGGAAAATAAATAGGAGGAATTGAAATGGATGAAATAATAAATGAGTTTCAAAAAAGAGTGGCAGAATTATATGACAAAGTGTCGGGTGGCACCTACGGAAGGTACTATTATTTTACTTGGAATATGTCAGATGAAATAAGCGAAATAATAATAGCTTCATCACCTGACATCTACTGTGAAGGGAAGAAAATGTATGGAGCTTCCTGCCGAATACAAACTTCAAAAAAGCAGTACGTAGATGAAATGACATCATATTTTATCATGGACATGAGAGGATGGATATAGAATTGACCGATTTTAAAGCGAATCAAAGCAGAGAGAAATCTGTATTGGAAGTTTCTGAGATTTTAAACAATTGCGAAATACTTCTGAAACTCGAAGTTGAAAATCAGATGAACAAGGTAGTATTACACGTAATCACTGATAGCGCGGCTGTCCAATACACCGAGGTCAGAATAGACGGCATGTTAAGTTTTCTGTCCAAACTTAGAGAGCATGTCAGAGGAAACAAAGGTGACATAGACGAATTGCTAGATGAGGTGAAGTATTTGGAAGTAGAATGGAGATAAAAAAAAAGAAGAACCCGCTAGGGGTTCTTCCAGAGAAACATTGGATTAGTTGTTTCAATTCCTCGTAGGTACTATAAAATACAAATCCATGTTTCAATTCCTTATAGGTAACGTATAGACAAAGTATACAGTACCGCACCCTCTACGTCAACAGTAAGGATAAATAAAATTGAGGAGGAGTAAATATGGAAATAAAAAACCTAGAAAGCTTTAAAAAGGAATTTGATAACGCACTTGATTGGGGAACTATTCTTTATGCGGACCAACAGGGGGATGTATATACTCATACCAACCACCTAGGTCTGTTGTCTAGCGGAGTGCTAGATAAGCCACACTTATTTTTTGATATGAGCGGACTTAAGAGCCATGTATATCAAGCCGCTGATCATTTTGGCATGTCATACCAAAAAGCAAGAGCACTCGTACGCGGTACCGTGCAGGACTATATAAAACAATGGGACGGCGAGGAGTCCCAGACCTGCGATATAAACCATCTATGGTAAGCAAAAACCCTACCAAACGGTAGGGTTTTTTACAAAGCACAAGACGCATATTTCAATACATCATATGTTACTGTCAAGTATGTAGTCTTAGGAGACTACAAAATAAGATACATATTTCAATACACCATGTGTTACGGTCAAAGAGTTTAAACAAATGAATAAATTTCAATACACCCTGCGTTATGGTCTGGTAAATGAAAGACTTTTATTATCTTTCAATACGCCCTGCGTTGTTGTCTCCATAATAACACAGGATACGGAAATGTGCAAATAAATAAGAACCCGCAAGCCCCGTCGCCTGCGGGTCCGCCCGTCAATCCTCCGTCGGCAGCCCGGACGCCTTCCGAAGCTCATTCGCACAGTGATGAATCCAGTCGCGTGACTCCGTATTTCCCACCTCGTCCGCGTCTTTCCAACCCGGCCCCAAAAACGAATTAATCACGTTTTGAGCAATATCCGGGTTAAGCGGTCTGCCCGGTCCTGCCGGATGCAAGCCCGCAGATGCCCGAAGCTCATCCTCGCAAAGACGAATCCAGTCTCGGGATTGCGTATTTCCTGCGGCGTGGGCATCGTACCTGCCCTTGACCAAAAACGAATTGATTACGTTCTCGGCAATCCCTGCGTCAACCGGCCGCCCGGCATCCTGATGACTAACCGGCCCCATACCAAATGCTTTCAAGATTCCGTTTGCAATAGCCACAGCCAGTTTGTCTCGGAAGTCATCTCGTGCTAGGTCGGCGGCATCATCCGCATTATCAATAAACCCGAGTTCCAGCAGACACGCCGGCATCCTTGTTTCCCGCAATACAGCTAGGTTTGCTTGTTTCATGCCTCGGTCACGCCTGAACAGCGGAGCTACTTCGCTGTGGATGGTCGCCCTGTATTGATCGGTCTTACTATCCGTTTTCAAATAGGTGAACGACTCAAATCCGTAGCCGCCACCCGAATTGTTGTGGAGAGAGACGAATAAGTCTGCGCCCCAGTTGTTCGCTTTTCTGGCCCGATCGGATAGCCCAACGAAGGTATCATCTGAGCGTGTAAGTAGGACGTCAATTCCGGCGTTGGTTAGTATCTGATGTGTCCTTAGTCCGATGTCCAGCACGATATCCTTTTCCTTCATGTCGTGACCAACTGCTCCAGAATCTTTCCCTCCGTGACCAAAATCTAAGCATAGTTTACTCATTCTTGTTTCCCCCTTCGCTTTTTCCTTTTAATACGTCCACCGCCTGCTTGAGCACGTTAGGTAGCGGGACCCCGAGCCGGCCGCCGTTTTCGATGATCGATAGCAACTCGTTCGCCACATAGAAAGACAGCGTAGCGTCCCGGATCATGTGTTGATTTCCGAGAACAAGGTCAATCTGATGCGCAACGGTCACGATAAAAAAGATAAATACCTTGCGGGCAATCCCCTTTAGGCCGACCTCGCTTTTGAGGCCTCCTTGCGTTCCGGCGGCCATTAAGCCGGTTGCGTAATCCACCACAACCAGTACGAGTAATACTTGTAATAACATCGGCCAGCCCCCAAACAAAAAAGATGTGAGGCCGCCTACACTTGCAACCCCTGTTTTTAATGCGGTGTCTAAACGCTCCATAGTCCATCCTCCTCTATAAATTTCGAAACCACTTCACGCAGATTATAAAAGTCCGGGACATCCTCGACTGTCGCGATTTCCTGTTTAATGAGTCTCAGCCACGAGGCGACGACGCTTGAGTCCTTCATAAATGTCCCCCGTCCGCCGGATGCCAGTGTCATCTCCGCGATTGCGAGGTCTTTTTCTAATCGAAGCTCTCGTATGGTGCTAATCGACCTTGGCTTTTTCGCTTGCTCCTCGAGGTACTTTTTATATCCCTCCCGTAACTCTTCCTTCGTCGGAATCGGAGCGTCTAAATGCCACTCGACGATCCGCTGCTTCCCATCCTCGTCTCTAACAACGGTATAATCAATCGCGGGTTCGGCATCTGGGAATAACGTCATAAGCGCTGAGCCGATGTTAATCTCATCCATTATCTTCACCCCAACCTCCATATTTTCATAGCTGTTCGTTTTGAGTCTGGTATCAGGTACGCATCTAGACTAGTGGTAAGTGCAAAACCCTCAACGTAGTCTCCTCGCTTGGCTCCATATATAATACAGGTACCGGTTGCTACAAAGTTGCTGTTTGCAAAGGTGGTATAAAACAACTGCGAGTATTCCGTTCCGTTTTTGCGAACAGCTATAGCTGCACGGTGCGGCCCGTTATGCGTATCGATAAGATCAAATCCGATCGACAGTTGTACGAGGTAGGTACCGTCCATACCTACGACAAACCGATTTGCTGACCGGTTAAATTCGTTCCAGTTGTCTACATACGCCTCATTAAATCTAACCTTTTCCCATGAGCCGTTCCCGAGGCGCTGCCTTGAGCTCAAAACCGCAGATGCCTGCGAGTTATTCCGGAGCGTGAACCGGTCTTGCGTATACTCCGTTTTTGCATTCCGCCCGAAAAACACACGATCTACACGGAGGTTTAAGCCGTTTCCCTGTAAGGATATATCCGAGCCATACTGTCCACCGCCTCCGTAAATCCCAACGCCTCGATTCTCGTTGAAAATGAGGCTTTTTTCGCCGCCTCCCGCAGTACCGAGGTAAATCCTGTTGCCGACCCGAATGTCCTTGGATGTCGTCAGGTTAACACCAGAGAGCGTTACGCCGGAGATTACGTTTCCGACAATCCGTTCGGCCACGACTCCGGCACCGGTCATGGCCGTTTGGTACGATGCCCCGCCGTTGGTGCTTACGCCGATGCCGCCGGATGACAGCCGCACGCGTTCGTTAGCATTATTCGGGTTCACCATGACGAGGCCGCCGGAATCCCAGTACATATTCGAGCCTTGCCGGATTTTCGTTCGGGCAACGTCCATGATCCCTTTTAGGGAGTCCGCAGGAATGCTGATCCTCCCTTTAGCCACGTCGTCCCTGACCTTGTTCGCTTTGTCTTGCGCGCCTTGCGGCGTTTCAGCCCCGATATCGCCCGGCTTGGTCGGGCTGGCCGCAACCCAAGCTTTACCGTCAAACCGCCTGAAGACGTTCGGCTCTACCGATGTATCCAGCCAAATGGTATCTTTCGCCGGGTTGGCGGGCGGTGTCGGGCCCTTGTAAATTTGCTCACCGTCGCCAATAGCCTCCCACTTGCCGGAATTCCGCGAAATGATATCGGAAAGCCTCCGTATTAGCTCATTACTCTGGATGTCGAGCGGCTTGAACTCGCCCAGCGTAACCTTGTCCTGTGACGGATCGGCGTAGCTACGGACTAGCTCTATGACTCGGGCTTCGACGGCCAGATACGGGACAAAACTCATGTCCTTGACGACGATGGTATCCCCGAGCCTTACCTTTGTATGCTCATACCCGGTCAGGGATTCGAGTAGGACAGCGTCAAGTTCGTAGGTGAGTCGCGGCCTGTTCCGCTTCTTGAGTTCTTCCCACGTATTTCGCATAAGAACAAGTGGATTATCTGCGTTATTATCCTCGTAGACACCGATGATATGGCGGCCATCCGCACGCCCCCACTTTTGCAACGCATCGGGGTCTGCGATAAAGTCCTGCCCAATCGGCTTTGCCGGATGCTCATCGGTTCCGTCCCACTTTTGCGTGGTAAACGTCATGCGGACGCCGTTTTCGTCGGCTTTCCCAATACCGATAAGTGCAGTCACCATATCGGAGCTATCTTCAGTGCGTTTGATCCCGCGCATATTCCGGCCATAGTCAAAGCGGGCACCAGTCACCCGCCCGCGCTTAGTCAAGTCGACGTACCGGTTGCCAACCGCACCATTCGCAAATTCGACGCGGAACCGAAGCTCACCCGAAAACTTGCGGCCGATGTCTTGTATGGCTGCGAGTGCCGTTGGGTAGTCCTGCCAGTCAAACGTTTCAATGCCTTGCCAGTCGATTTGGCCCGGTAGCCATCCGCTTGCTTGTAGCGCATAGGTCAGCGCCTGCCGGGCGGTAATACCGTTTTGTACAGTCGGGCGAATGATTGTGCCGTAAAGATCGCCGACTGCCGCGTTTTCCGCCTGTACTCTTTTCGTGTGTTGGCCGTTATCGATCGCATCCTCTACCGTTTTGATCTGAAACAGGATATAGATGCCGTCAAGGTCACGGATCAAGACGTGGTTTTCGGCACGCAAAAACTCCGCCGTCGGGTGATCGGCGGGACATCGAAACGAGTAACTTAGGTACCCTGTATCGAGTTGCTCGGTATGTGCATCGTCCCAGTACGGGCAGGCTTTCGGGCTTGAATTCGTCAGGACCGCCACAACATTTCGAGCAAATCTGTCGAGAATGTATATCACGTCTACAACCACCTTTCACGATGTGCTACTGTTACCTGAGCCGTCGGGTCCGTAGTGGTATACGCAAGGTTGTTCTGGCCGTGCTTGAGCGGGAAAAAGTCGCTGGCTGGGTCGAGGAGCCAAAACGCGGGCATTCCGTTTTTCGTAATGGAGCCCTTTTCGCAGTCGATTTCGATCACATCATCTTTTTCCGCGATAATTGGCGTTTGCTTCTCGGGATCGACTTTATTTTCTTTGTATACGGTCGCATAGTGGATAAACTGCCCGTATACCGGCTCGTACAGTTGGTACTGGTATGCGGCAAGCTGGAGCGCAGCAAGCTTAAACTTGTTAAACTTACCCTCTACGTCAACCCACGTTTTTGTCAGCCCCCAGTACGTTTTTCCCGTCTTTAAATCTTTTTGAGTTACGTACATTGTCCACGTTTGACCAATCCGTGATAGGCTCAAATACATAGATTTGTTGGTATAGGCGTGCCAGCCCGGCTCGTCGTAGTACAGGCCGACGCCTCCACCATTTGGCCCAATCCGGCAATGACAAATACCGTTCATGACCGACTGGCTATTATCGTTCATAAACATGAGTCCGAAGCAGGCCCCGTTTTGATCGATAAGGTTAAAGCCGACGCGCCCGATTTGGTGGTTCTCGGTCGAATCCTGCTCCACGATGGCAGTCACGGTGAAATCTTGCAGAGGCTCGGGGAGTGCCTTTCGTATTGCCGGCCCGTGCCAAGCTGGAGAGTCTTTAGAGCCGTATTCCACCGCTTTTAATGCGTAACCACCAAAAACGATAAACTTACCGGCGATCCGGTTGTCCCCGTCAAAATCATCCGTGCTATTTCCCGTCTGCCATCCGTCCAACGTTGTACCATCCGCATGTAAAACCACTTCCTGCTGCGGCACTGTCGGCTTGCCAATCGTTGGAGCCGCGCCAAGGATTACGTTCTGTTTCCCGTTTCCAATCGCAAAATACGGAGTCGATTTCGTAAATTTTGCGGTAATAACCGGATACGTATCGGCCAGCCCTGCGTTTGTAACCGCGCTTGTTGGTCCGGGAAGTAGCAACGTTTTTCTGGTGCCGTATGCGTACGGGTCCGGGCAGACGAATTTGATTGTACCGGTACCCATCGAGACAAGCGTATCGATCTGTGTATCCCCGGAAATCTTGGCGTAATACGTTTTGCCGGGCTCATCGTCAAAGGCAAGTGGAGCCGCCTTATCCGTACATAACCAATCCGAAATGATGCGGAGCATGGACACGAGCAATCCCGGCGACGTTTGTATGATCGTAACGTCTACGCTAAACTCCCGCATTCCGATCTCGCTTCCGAAATCATACGCGCCGGGTCTGTTTGGGATCGTGAGCAGCTTTGGAGATATATTCGGGAGCATCGTTCTGCCCACTCGGTTGACAATAAAATACCCCAAGGAATGGTTCCCGTTAAAAGTAAATCCGGACACTAGCGCACCCCCTTACTTCGGTCTTTTTGACGCTTAATTCGGTCCAACTCTTCGGCAACTCGGTAAATGTCGGCTTCCTCCCTGACGACAAGCTGACCGATTTGTATAGTCGTTTGATCGTACCTTGGCTCATCGTCCCCTCCACGAATCGTCGTCTCTGCTTTTCGTGCAATGGAATCGAAGTTTTTAATAAGCGCAAAAAGGTTCGCCTGCTGCGCTTCGGTCAAGACCATTTCATTGCGCAGGAGCCGAACGTCTATTTCGTGGGCTTTGGGCGCGTTCCCGAAGGAAAACATCGGTGAGCCTCCGGCGTGGAGTTTCGGGAACGTTCCGCCTTGGTGGCGGTACACTCTACGGATTACGTTTGTGTTTTTGAACATATTGGAGTTCGTTTTAGCAAACTGATCCGGAAGCCCATAACCGGGTACTGCATTACTAGGCTTAAACTCCGTCGGCATAGTTCCCTCTAAGACGGTGCCATATTTAAAAGTTATTTCTTTTTGTATTTTCTTGCTCAATGCGTCGTTCAGTTGTTTAGCATCCTCGATACCGTTGCCAGTGAACTTGATGTCCTTGAGCACGTCTTCCCCAAGGACTTGTGTCATATATTGCCCCTTGGAGGTGGCATCGTCAATCTTGGAATTCACCTTGTCTTGAGTCTTGATAATACCCTCAAGTTTACCCCGGACTTCTTTGTGTTTTTGTATATTTTTATCCAGACCCTCAAGCTCTTCTTGTTGTTTTTCGTTTAACGAACCCTTTTTCTTTTTAATATCCTCAAGTTTCTTCTTCTCCCCTTCGAGTCCCTCCAGCTTCTTGTTAACCTGCTCTAAGCCTTCCTCCGCAGCTCCGTTGAGTCCCACTTGCTCAAGATAAATCTGGGCTAATTTATTAAAAACTTCCTTGTCCGTCTGTAGTGTTTTTGATTTTGTTTGAAGCGTTTCAGTAGCGACCTTATGGTTTTCGTTTGCAGAACTGATTTCTTTTTTGAGCGTGTTTAGTCTTTCTTTCTTCTCTCCAATCCACTGTTTATATTGAATTGCAGCGGACTTGTCTCCCTTTTTCTGTCGCTCTAGCAGATCGTCCTCTAATTTTACAAGGTCTCTTTCAATTCCCTTTTTCTCAATCCGCTTATCATTAAGCGTTTGAGCGGCGTCACTTGTGTCTTTTAGTGCAGCTTCATAGTCTCTTATGTGTTTATCGTAATTATTTTCGACGTCGATTAATGCGTTCTTCGCCTCGGTTTCAGCCAATTCTTTAAGTTGATCTACACATTCTTTTGCTTTCTTGCTGTTCTCTAGCAGTGCCTTCCCGTGTTTATCAATCTTAACCTCTGCTTCGGGTAGAATACCGATTAGATCATCGTTTACATCGAAAAACTTCTTCAACTGCTCTCTGGAAAGACCACTCTTTTTCTCTAGCCCTTCCATCTCTTTGGCATACTCTTCGATCTTTTTAGGATCAGTCTCTCTTGCCGCATCTTGCTGTAATTCCCGATAATGCATAAGCTCAGGGTTCGTCAGCTTGATTTGGTCACGCATCTTGTCGTACTGGCTAGTAAGGTCTTCTACCTTCTTCGTTTTATCCTGTAGCTCCTTGATGTGCTCCAAATCAATTGTTTTCGACTGCTCAGTCGCGGTCTTGACGCCAACAATCACGGAACCCAACACAGACAACCCGGTAATGACCCAACCAATCGGCCCCATTCCGAGTACCAGCGTCCGAAGCGCCCCGGCTAACTTCGAAATGGCTCCGGCAGTCGCTAGGATTCCGACCGCAGTACCGGCCATTTTTAAAAATATCTCAACCTTATTCGGATCGATTTTTCCGAGACCCTCGACAAACTTTGTTAGCGCGTCAACGCCCTTACGGATAGACGGTATAAAGTGGTTTCCGAGTTTGATCGCAACCTCGCTGACGCCCGACTTAAAGATTTCAATTGATCCGTAGAGGTTGTCGATCATCGTTTTGGACATTTGCTCCGCGGTTCCGTCGCAGTTCTGTAGATTTTTCGTCATATCCTTGAGTTTGCCGGAACCAGTGTCGAGGAGAATTGCCCAGTGTTTATACGCCTCAGCCCCGAAGAGTATCGACAGTGCCGCCGATCGTTGCTGTTCCGTCATGCCCTTAGTTCCCTTTTCTATCTCTGCAACGAGTTCCGGCATACTTTTCATCTTGCCTTCTGCGTCAAAAAACTCCATGCCCGTCTTTTTCATGAGGCCAGCCATTCGCTTCGTAGGTTTCGCCAAACGAGCAAGTGACGACGCAAACGCCTGACCTGCGATTGAGCCCTTCAATCCGCTGTTCGCTAGACTCATCGTAGCCGCCGAAGATTCCTCCAACGACCAACCCAGCGCATGAGCAATCGGACTGAGGTACTTCATGGCCTCGCCCATCTGCTCTACGTTGGTATTTGCATTGGCCTGTGCGTAGGCAAATACGTCAGCTGCATGTGTTGCCGTACTTGCATCGAGTCCAAACGCCTGCATGGTATCAGACACGATATCCGCAGCACGCCCGAGGTCTAGCGCACCAGCCGCCGCAAGGTCCAGCATTCCGGGCATAGCGGAGATAATGTCGTTCGTCTTCCAACCAGCAAGTGCGAGATATTCCATCCCTTCACCGGCTTGTGTTGCCGTGAATTTCGTAGTTGCGCCTAGGTGCCGAGCGGTTTCGTTCAGACGTTGGAAATCCTCGCCCGTTGCTCCACTGATCGCCTTGACCTTCGACATCTGCTGCTCGAAGTCCGCCGCCTGCTTGACGACAGCGGCGAATCCGCCGACCATAGCCGCACCGGCCACAGCAGCGCCCTTACCCATCTTCTCAATGGATTCTTTCGTCTTCTTCGACTTTTCTTTCGTATCTTTCATCTCTTTTCGCGCACGTTCCATTTTCTGCGAAAAGTCCTTTAGATCAAGCATCATGCGGGCCCTGATTTCCCCGCCATTTGCAGCCCCACCGACTGCTACCCCCATGCGTTCAGCTCCTTTCAAAAAAGAGCCCTACCGCATGTACTTGTCGGTAAAGGCTCGTAGTTCATCCATTTTCTCTCGGCTAAATCGTTGTTCTTCCTGCTTCGTCTTAATACCGGCCGCCTTTCGCATCTCATGTATATACTGTTTCTGATCATCTTCAAGCATCTTCCGGCCATTTGTCGCCATTAGCATTTGCGCCATCCTCAGTTCCTTTGCGGCCCGGTACTCCCGTGTTTTTGCTAGTATGTCGGGCAGATCGAGAATGTAATATTCGTCCTCCAGTGTTTTTTGAGAAATGCCAAGTGTAACCGCACAAAACAGAAAATAATCATCAATTGTTTGCCTTGAAGCGCCTCCGCCTTCTTCGGTTTCCGTGCTTATTCCGCTGGCATCGGCAGGAGGCGTTTCACGTTTTTTACTATGTCGTCAATATTGTTGTGCTCGTATACACGGGCGATGTAGTCTACGATCTCATCAATCCCGGCTTCATTTTCGAGTTCCTCCACGTCAATCTCGCTTAGGATTGAGACGGTGAGTAGCAGATCGTCAAGCGCCACCTCAGATGCCTGTAGCGCATAGACGGCGAAATCATCGGGCGGTGCATACGCCACGTTTGCAATCAGTTGCGGCAATACTTGGATACTCTCGACCAATGGCCGCCACTTTGCCGGTGTAATCTTCGTTATTTTGACCTGATGCTTGCCGAGCTTGACAACGTCAGTTCGCCGCATCGCTTTTTTAATCAATTCGCGCATGTCTACCTCCATTCAATAAAAGAGGGAGAGCGAGCGCCCTCCCGTTTGGTTTTACTTGCCCGTTTCTGGTTTTGCCGTCTCGTCCCGAGAATATAAAGAAGACCGCCCTTGTCGAAATCCACATAAGCGGTGAATTCGACCTTGACGATCCTCTCTTTGTCATCATCGTACGTATATTCCGGGTCTGTGACAGCCGCAGCGAGCGGAATCGTGACCCAATCGTTCGGAGTTGCGTTCGGGTCTGTCGGCTTGATTACGAGTGGTTTTGCCGTTGAGGACAAGTCAAAGCCTGCCGATACCGTTACTTCGATTTTCTTCTTGGCCTTGGCACCCGTACCAGACGTGATGAGCGTCGCGTTCGGAATTGCCTTCGCGAGCCGGTCGAGGTCTTGGACGGCGAACGGCACGGTTACTTTCGCTGTCCGACCTTTGATGATCGATTTTACCGGCGCATCTCCGTATTGATCGACCGTAATGTCTTTCGTGGACGTGTTTGCCGTAAAGACGATTCCACCTTTCGTAATATCAAACACGATTTTATCCGCGCCGGTTCCATATTCCACGATTGCCGGCCCCATTGGGACGTTTACAATTGCCATATATTTGCCTCCTTTATGGGCGTATGATTAGATTAAAATTCATCGAGAATATTGGCCGCTGAACCTCGTCTACTCCGATGAAAAAAGGAACGGAGCCGACGGGGTAGATCACGACCACCGATTCGGCTCCTATTCGTTGTTCCTTGCGATTAGCTATTGTGTTAAAGATTGCGTAAGCTCTTGCTTCAGTCTCCTCAAAATCACGCGCAGCCCCACGGACGAGGACCTGAAACGCCGGGAAACTCGCTCCCGTATCCCGATCTTTTGCACCGCCGGCTTGGAGCGCCACTACCGAACAGGCATCCGGTCCAGTAGTCGGAAACATAAACGGAAAGTAGGTGCCGGGCGCTCTCTGCTCGATCCACGCGATAAGTTCCTGTATCTTCACCGGCCGATCCTCCCTCGGATAGAATCCGCAACCCATTTCCAGTATTTCGATTGCTCTCCGTACAGTGGTCGTGACAGGTACTTGTTTCCGACGCTGTATCCGTCTACTCCCGGAGCCGCCTTCGATTGCTCTCCGAGTTTATACGTCATCTCATGAGTCCACAAAGCGTAATTAAAACGGCCACGCTTCGAGGTTTCAACGGCCGAAAACGACACTTCCCCGATGACACTGCTTCCTGTTGCTTTTACCTTCGTATCAACCGTCCGCCTCAGCGTTCCCTTGTCGATCGGAGCAATGTTTGTTGCGATCCGGGCCAGATCGTCCAGCGAGTCTTGTACGCCAACCTTTCCGGCTTGCATGACGCCTGTTACGTTGGCCTGCGTCTTCGCGAGGAAATCACTGATATCAAAATCGAGGCTCATAGCAACACCTCCGTAAGCAGCGATTTTCCGCCAATGTCCCGCAAGACACGGACCTTTTTCGGGCGGCCTTCGTATTTCTTGCCGAGCTCGTTTACGTAGGTGAGATGATCATCCGGCCGGATATCTGCGAGCCTGTCGAGAAGAAACTTGACGTTAGCGACTTCGGATTTTCCGGTTACCCTTGCTTGCGTGTCGTCGGTCACAAACAGTCCTTCGTCCGCACGGCATTTATATTCGGCGGATGCGCCCGGCTTCGGATTGCCCCATTTGTCTAGTTCACCGGAGCCACGCTCAACGTGCAGCGTCTGCCGCATCGGAATTAACGGCATCTATCGCACCCCCATTCCGACACGGCGCAGCCGCAAGTCAACGTCGTTCTCGTCGCTGATGATGTCGAGCACCTTTTGTGTCACCATCTGGTTTATGTCCTTTTCCATTGGGTAAAACGAGAAAGTCGCGACTCCCGTAACTGAATAGGATTGGACACCGTTTGATGCGTGCCTGTACGTATCGTTAAACTTGACAGAAAGCACATTTGCAAACTCGTATACCGCATTGTCCGGTATAGTGAGGCGAGGGTACCGCCTAGAAAGCGTATCTGCCGAGACGGTTAATAATCGTTTTTTCCTCTCCGGATCGCTCTCTAGCCAGTCCTGCACGTCTATACAGTTCGCTGTGATATACTCGTCAGCAGCGTTTATATTTACGGTCAATCCGACCTACCTCCTTATTTGGAGGATTCAGGCTTAGTCTCCGATGTTGCGGATGATCCTCCATCTTTTTTAGAGGCTTTTACAGCGGGTTTAGATGATCCCGAACCTCCATCTTTTTTGATTACGCCAGACAACCGGGCAGCGGCGCGTGGGTGGAATACAGCCATCGCAGAATACCATTCGATACGAGTCCGGTAGCAGGGTTTCTCATTAAGTTCACCGAGGTCACGGACGTTGATCGTACCGTTTTGCAGTCCGGACACATACTGTTCAGGTCCAAATCTCACGGCATAAAGTGATGTGGCATTGCCTGTCTCGTCAAAACCGATAATCTCATTTCCTTGAGCGTCGGTTTCGATAAATCGAATTGGAATGCCGCCGTAGGATATAACTGGGCGACCATACTTATCGTACTCACTTTCCGTGTATCCGTGGTGATCTTGGATTACACGCTTAATTTCGCGTCTCATCGTTTTATTGCTGTAGATAACGTCGGGTTGACCCTCTACAGCATCGATTAATTCGTCTAGCATCGTAATTGTAAGCTCTCCTGATTTACCATCAATGACCTGTTTGCCGGTCAAACGTTTTTGTAGACCGTCAAAGCTTTTCGGGTCTTGTGCAACATCGCCCTTGAAAAACGTTTTGGTCCAAGTTAGTGCTAGTGCTTTCGTTTTCATTTGCGTTTGGATTGCGCGCTGGTCGTTGACATTACCGCGAGTTTGGACGATAAAACGGTCGACGTCCACATCACCACCGGCAATTACGAGTCCCTCGGATAATTGGTTAACTACACCAGTGGACTCTTGATATCCCTCATTCACTCCACGGAAACCAACTCCGGGCAACACTGCCTCTTGGTTATAGCGGTAAGAGTTTCCAACGATGTCCATAAACGGCAGCATCTCTAACACTGCGGAGTTTCGGGCAAATGTTTCAATTACACCTTTCTGTAGCGTATCTGTTGATAATTTAGCTGCTTCTGGGAGAGTTAATGCCATGTGAAATTCCTCCTTGTTTTTGGGAAAATAAAAAGACGCTCTGGTTAAGCGTCTGTTAAGCCTTTGTTCCGTAGCCCATTTTGAGCAGTTGGAACGGATTCATGTCTTTTATATCGAGTTGTGCCGAATCTCCGCTCGGATTAGTACCGCCGCCAATCGGTTGCTGTGGTTTGTTCGCAAGAAACGGATTAGCCTTTAACAGATTCTCGACTACCTCGTCCATACCGGTTACCTTTCCGTCCTCCACCTTGACGGTAGACAGATCGGCTAGTTTTAGCGCAGCGTCGACGTATGCCACTTTGCCGGTTGCGGCCTTAATAAACTCGTTTGTAATGCGTTCTTTCTCGATTTCGCCACGCACCTTCTCTAACTCAGCCGCCAGTGTTTGCTTTTCTTCCTCGTGCTTCTTAGCCGCCTCGGCCAATCGTTCTTGCTCGGATAGATCGGCTAGACGTTTTTCCTCGGCAAGTCTTTCATACTCAGTGAGTTTCGTTTTGATATCGTCGTAGTCGCTATACTTTTCGGCTTTCTTACGTTCTCTTGCCAGCCGATCAGCAACGATTTTATCTAGCTCTTCTTGCGTAAATGTTTTTGTCGTCTCCTCTCCCTTCGTTTGCTCTCCGTCACCTTCGCCGCCCTCACCTTCCGCAAACAGTTGTAGGTTCAACGGCAGTCTGTACGTTTTATCCATCGTTTACCTCCCGCGTTTTAGCACCGCGTAGTGCATAGTATCCGAAAGTTTTAAGCCATTTCGTAAGGCAGCATTATCACTCGTCGGGATCATCTTCTCCATCTTCATATCGCCTAACGCTTCGGATAGGCGTAAAGGTATGCTTGCAATGCGGGTGAAATATCTCTTTGGTTGCCCGAAGCTGATCATATGTTGGATATGGTCCCGGTGCCTCAGCCGTGAGCTTAATGATTTTTCCTTCCCAATTGCTGCATGCGTCAGTTGCGCCGTGCCGGGATATCACCGCATACTGCGCATCTCGCTCCAGCGCTGAAATCGTCGTGGCTTCCCGGTACGTATTCATCATTTTGGTACGGGTGAGCATCTCGACATAGGTATCGGGCCGCCACCTACGGCCGGCTGCGTCGATGATACCGGAATCCAACGATTTCCCAAGCTCCTGACGCATCCTGTCGAGCGCATCCCGGGATATCGTACGCCGGCCATTGATTCCTGCGGCCATGTTCTCGCGCACTGAATCCGCATAAGCCTTTTTGATCGCCGACCGGACTTTGCGCTCGACGTTCTGAGTCACGGCTAAAATATCAGCCTGCGTGTCGGCAATGGCCGCTGCGACCATGTTTTCGCTGATTTTGCTTAATTTTACGGCCTTGATCGCTTCCTCTACCGTCTCTACGACACCGAGGGCAACGAGCGTTTCAGCTACGCCTCCAGAAGCTGCCTTCGGGATATATTCCTGTATCCAGTCGTCGGCATCATCGAGCAGTTCCGATAGGATGCTCTCAATCTCCCGGATTGTAGCAAGTACGATTGCCCGCCGCATGCCAACGAGTTCCATTCCGTTTAGCTCGTTGCGGACTTTCTGAAGCGCCTGTTTAAACGCGCCGACGAGCTTGTCGACATCGTAATCATACTGCGTCTCGGGTATGCGGCTCATTCAGTATCATCTTCCTTACCGTCCTTAGGCGCGTTGAAGATACTCGCGTCTACAGGTGCCTCCTCTTGCTCCTCACGGCGGATACGCTCCAATTCTGCCTCCGCCTGCTCCTCGGTCATGTCATCGAGCCTCATCAGGGCTGTTTTCTGCGACAGCGTCGGTTTCCCACCGGTCCGTATGCTCGTCAAGTTTGCCATTTCGAGTTCGTCATCCGGTAGACCGTCTTTAAACTGGATTTTCGGTATAGTCGGCTCGTAGTTGAGTCGTCCCGGTGACTGTGCGTGCTCCAATAACTGCGCAATATATAAGACTTTTGCGAGTCCTTCCGCATAGTACTGGCGCTTCCGGTTAATCTTGGCGAGCAGTGAGTTCATACGAAACTTGACCGCAGCGCCCGACGTGTGGCTTGTTCCGGAGTTGTCCCGACCAAGCGCAACTGGCGGGAGCTCTGCCGTTGTTAACAGGAAGTCGAGCAACGTTTCCAATTCCTTGAAGGCAGCCATGAGCTGGCCGTCCCAAGTGATATAATGTGGCGCAATCCCTTTTTCGTCTACCTCGAAAATCTTATCTCGCCCAGCGCGAAATATCGGCTGACCGTCGTCATCTTCTTCGAGTGAGCCGGTTGGTATTGCCATCGCCGGGTCAGCGTGCTTGTCGAGGATGTTTGCGATCTGAGACAGCCGATTATCGATCTCGTCGAATATAGCCTTATGCTCCGAGAGATCGTCAATTCCTTCCCACGACTCGTCAGTCCCATAGTTCGGGACGTGGACAACGAGCGGAAACGGCACTCCGGTTTCTACCTCTTGCTTTTCGTTCTCTTTCAGCGGAATCTCGGCATATATGCGCCACTGCTTGACTTTGTTATCCATGTTATACGTGATCGGCTCCATACGGAGCTTCCGGTATCGGATTAATCCCGGATAATGACTCTCGACAAAGAGTTGCCAGTCGTCTTTGCCGTCGCGTTCATAGAGGACTGGATAAGCAATATGATACGCAAAGATCAGGTTCTCGTTGGTCGGCAGCGGCTCCGGGAATACATATTCGGCTTTTTGTTGCTCGATGATAACCCGATACGGGTCGATGGATTCGCCTAAAAATCCGTCGTAGTGCTGGCTATACCGGACTTTGTAAAACGCGTCACCTCGGTAAGCATTACCCAGCGCTGACTCGTAATTGATAATGTGCAGCCGGTTCTCTTGCACCAATCGTTCAATCGTCTCCTGCTCTGGCGAGTGGTCCTTTCCGTTACCCGCCGAAAATGTCGGCGTTTCTCCGAACAGAAAATCCGCTGACTTTTTGCAGATAAGCCCGGGAAAGTTTGCGGTAATATATACCGTGTCTCTCTGGGACTGAGTCAGTCGCTGATGCACGCGCTCGAATACATCGTAGTGCTTACCCTTGAACAGTTTTTGATTCTCTTTGTATCGTTCGATCCGTTTCTTGTGCCTCTTTTGTTCCGTTGGGAAGAACTCGCCAACAGCGAATATATCTTTCAGCCTCGTTCACCTCCTTATAGTCCCGGTGGTTTTTTATAATAGGACTTCTTACGCCGCCTCTTTCCGCCTGCAATATCGACGGCTCCGGCCAGTGCATCCGGCAGGTCATCGTGGGTACCTCCCGGAAACTGTTCCATCTGTTCGAGCAGCAATCGATGCGACCGGCTAAAACGTAAAAAACCGCTCTCGATAAGCGGCTCCAGTGATTCGATACGTTCTTCTTTTTTCGTTTTGGACGAAAAGGATTTAATTCTCGTCCGGTATATTTTGCGCCGGGATAACTCCTCTTGGAGCTGACGGTACATGTCAAATTGGGCTCCGACTGTTTCTACGGCAAAGACCCGGTGCTCATATTCGATGATCTTCTCTACCGCCACTTTGAGCGCGACATGCGCCTGACACTTTTGGGCCCACGCATCAAGGACGTAAAGTATACCGGTCCGCCGACATCGGCCGATTGTAACGATCGCATTGTAGTCGCTGCGCCTCGTTTTCCCTTGCGCAATGTCCCAAAACGCATAAAGGTCCATCGGGATCATGCGGCTGTACTGATCGTAGATGTCGGATTCGTCGTAATACCGGAATTTCTCCGGCACGAATATCGCGCTTTCTTCGTCAATCGGATTGTTTTGGTACTCCGTGTTAAAGGCGCGGGACCCGTTGTCCCACTTCCAACGCATCAATTTCCACAGCGGCTGAACTTCCGGCCAAAGTACGGTAGCTCCTTCGTCCATTTCGGCCTTGTGGGCGACATAAAAGGCTTCCGCTGCCTCTGCGCGCTCATCTTCCGGCACTTCGGGGTCAAGATAGATCGACCGGCATTTCTCCCACAAGTCTGTCCGGTTGGGCTCCTCTATAAGCGCCTTGTACCGCTTTGTCTTAAAGTCAGTACGCTTCATAACTTTGATTAAGAGAGCGTCCACGTGTACGACGGTACCCATATAGATAATCGCAGTCTTTTTACCTGCCGGGTCTCCGAGAGGCATCACGACTTTTGTAAACCAGTCGAATAGCTCCTGACGCAGTTGCTCTGTGTTCGTATTCCGCTTATCCTCGAGGTCATCGCATATAACCAAGTCCGGGCGCACCCCGTTCCAGTTTCGTCCACGAAGAGCTTGCCCGTTGATGCCGCCTCAACTTTGCATATTTGACGCTGTCTATCATCCTCCAGTGGCTCCCACGCAACAAACTCGGAGGTATTATCTCTCGGGTTCATCTGCTGTTTAGGATGGAGCAACGGACCAAAGTCCTTCCGGAGCTTCTCGTTATGCTTTAGCTGGTTCGCGATCCATTCGAGGTTCGCGCTAGAAACTGTTGGCGTCTCCGAGATAACGATGATGTACTTTCGTAGCCGATAGACGATCTCTCGTAACGGATTTGCCTTTGATAGATACGTTGATTTAGCATGGGATCGCGGCGCGGCTACCGCTACCTTGCCGTTCCTCTTGATATACGAGATACGATTCATTTCATCGCAGATTTCTTTGTGAAATTGCGGAGCATCCGCTACATCCTCCAACTCAAAGCTATCCCAGTTGCCCGGATTACCCGGATTTCTCGTTTCCGAAAAGTATTCCCACGCAAAATAGAGCAGATCACGCTCAGCCCGATGGATACGCTCCAGCCGTTCAAGCTCCGTCAGGTACTCGTCAAGCTCCGCTAGTTCGCTCTCAGTGAGCCGATTCTGATTCGCGCCATAGCGTCGATCAGCTCGGTGTACTTGCGGATGAGTTCCTCGCGTTTCTCTCGTTTTAGCCACTCGGTGCCGGTCCACGCCATGGCATCGCCTCCAATCATCAAATTTTAACGGAAAATCACGGGAAATTACCGTGTTTCTCGCTCAGGTCGACCGTTTGGTCTTCCGTAAGGGTAAACGGCTAATTTTCCGATGATTCTACAGGCTCATATGTCAATTCAAAGATGTCTGGCTTGCACGGATAGTACTCGCCCTTAACGCCTTGGATGATGTAATCGTAGGGACAAACGATGTGATACCCTCCAACGTTGGACATTTTCCGTGCATATACGAATGATTTCCACATTCTTTACAGTGCAATCGCCATCAATAGGCTGGACGATTCCTTTGGCAACGCCTGAGCTCCACCGCCACTGAGCTGCCAAGACTACAACTGGCTTTTTACGATACTTTTTCAGTTCCCTCAGCTCCAATCGTCAAATATTTACGGTGATTTTACGGGAAATTACGAATTTCTATCCGAAGAGGGCTATTAGGTCATCCGGAGAGGAAAACGGCTAATTTTCCGTTGATTTTTCGATAACATCGTATAATCCGCTTAAGACTTGAACATAATATAGGTGTCGTTCTCTACGCCCTTTCTCTCGAGAAGAGCTTAGCTGCGGGCGCTGCCGGATATCAAGCTTACCGCGTAGAGAACGCATACCCAAGGTATAGAGGGCCGGGTGATGGCGGCCCTCTTTTTTATTTATCGCAGCCAACACAACCTCGTATTGCCGACAAAATAGTCAAGGCATAGACGATGAGCAATAAAGCGGTGTATCCCGGCGATAAGCCTGCCGTGCGGATAGCGAAAATGAGTACCGCCGCAAACGCAATGATAAAAATGCCGATGAGTACTGATGCAGCTACCTCTAGTTTACTCACGGTTACCCGACCTCCTAACGTCGATTATTTACGGTGAATTTATGGGAAATTACCGATTTCAAGCCGGGGTAATATATTTGGTCGTTTCGATGGCTAATCGGCTAATTTCCCGTTGATTTTTCATCTGCCAAGCAACAATGGTCAGATACCGCATAGTATATTAGTGCCACCCCGGATTTTCACCTCTTCTAAACCATGAGCGGGAAACTCAAGGCATATAGGGGTGGTTCTCCTTTTTCTATGAGCCCCACGGACTTTCGCTTATGCATCGTTTCAGGGTTCCGGTGCATAGGCGTTGCCGTGACGGGCAAACCCAAACGTTATTTTTGATGCGCGGATTTTTCTGGCACAAGACGCAGCCCTCGATAGGGGCCCTTGGGGGTGGCGCCCTCCTTGTCGGGTTGGGTCCGTACAGTCCTCCGTTTCATGCATCGTTTATGCATCGAAACACTTACGAAATGAGAACGCAAAACACAAAATCTGTGTTTAACGAAATATTCAATCGACAAATGAACGATGATATGTTCGCATGACAGCCGAAATGCCGCGTCAGCACTGGCGTTGTGCTATCGCTTGCTGACGATAGACATCTGTACAAAAGCCGAATTATGTGCGGCAGTATATACCGGCACTGTATGCGGGTGAATAAGTATACGGGGACTGAATTGGGTCCGCACGGTTGTTTCCGAAAAGTTTCGGAGGGTCTTCCGTCAGGACTGAGCAAGGGATGTATCTTCACAGTTGTGAATCGTTGGGTAACGTATACCCAAGCGTCCCTACTTATAACTGCTGAATACACTGTCGCTACTGCACGTCTGTATCCTTGCGCGCACGGAATGCCGCTAGCTTTGCCGCCAGTGCTTCGGGATCAACCGTATCACTGGTTTTGGTCTCGACCTCCACGGTGTCTTTTAGCATGCCCTCCATCTGGAACAGCAACTTAGCGGCTGCCGCGCTCCTCTCCTCGATAGCCGCGTCTGCCATCGAATTGACAACTTGAGGCAATCGATTGCGCGCCTTACGAATAATCTCACGCTTGAGCTCCCGTTCAAATACCGGTTCCTTCGTCCACTCGTATAAAGCCCGTCGACTAATGCCGGCTTCCTTTGCGATCTGCTCCATCGTCAGCCCGCCGTGGTCAGGCAACGCTAGATACCCGATTGCTATATAGTGCTTCGTCTCTAGTCGTTTCAGTGCCGCTCACCTCCCCTTGTCATCAAAATAAATTCATCCGCATCCTGTACGGCAGTCACACCGGCAAAATACGAGTCCCTATCAACAACGGATTGCCACGAAGTAGAGTCGGTTTGGATTTTATGAATACCGCCAGTCATACCTTTAGTTTTCGCCATGAACGCCTTAAGCGTCTCCTTATCTAGCTTCCCCTCGGATGCATAATGCCAAGCGATGCGGCGGTCGCCGACACCCTCTAATGCGATAAAATGGAACGCCATATCAATGCTCCTCCTTTCGGGAATACCCGTATAGTCTAACGGTCATATAATCGTTCCCTCCGTTTCATTCGCTCTCGTCCTTCCGCAATGCGAACGGATACTTCTTCGTACTCATCGTCAAATTCCCGCATCCTGCGTTCTGACTCCGTCATCACCTTTATAAATACCCGGTAGTTACGAATGTTATAGTAAAGTGCATATATCAAAGTGCCAAAGGCAACTAAGAGTATGGCTACATACCACAAGGCAAAGACCTCCTTATCGCTGCGTCACTTCGCTCCTTGCGACCTTCGACCCGTCGCTATCGCTCCGTGTCTTGGTAATAGTTATCCTTCCTCGTCTATTATTTATCTTTTTTAAAGATCGATGATAAAGGTATTATCTATTTACACAAGCAAGGAACGAAGTGACTTGCGCAGTGTTAATGTTTTTATAAGTCTTTATATATAAATCTTTATAGAATAAGTCTTTATAGTACACGATTTCCGTGGGTAATAATCACGATTTCCGTGAGTATGAGCCACGAAATTCGTGAATAAGCTTTACTATACTAAAGCCATGCGGTTAAATCCTCCGAGTCAGAACTGGAATTACCTCGATTAGCCTCGGGGTATTTCCGGTAAAACTCCTCTTGGTCTGTAACCGGTGCCTTAACGTAGTAAACGTAATTAGCTCCGAGTGCTGGTCGTTTGTAGTCGATGAGCCCGTATTTCTTTAATGTCTTGGCTAATTGTCCCGGCATATTAACGCCTATTCCCATGTCCTCGCACATTTGCGCTTGAGTTGGATACGCATATCCGTATTGGACGTTATACCTGTCACAGAGATACATGTACATCAAAACGTGCTGAGCCTTGAAGTCAGGTAGCCGGGTGTATAACGTAAAAAGCGCCCGATGTACTTTGACGTAATTGTCGACGGGCGCGAAAAGTTTCTTTGTCATATACTCCACACTCCACTCCATGGGATTAAACGTTACTTCGTTTGCTTAGACTTATCGTACATATCGAGGGATTTACCCACCTCGTCGTCTTTCGCAAATAACCAGAACTTACCTCCTGTCTTTTCGTTGAGACCGACGCAGATGTATCGGTGTCCGCGAGATCGCAAGAAATGAAACATTGACGGCGAGTAGCAGTATAGGTAATCGTTTTTCATTCGATGACCACTCCAATCGACTAATTTTCTTGTAAACGAAAAAAGACGCCGCAAAGGGCGTCTACTATATATGACCAGCTAATGGGACTTTTTATAAGGTTGTTTTGAAAATTTTATCGGTCAATGCCGAGTTTTTCTCGCAGGCCTTCCTGTAAGGTCTTCGAAAAATCGATGTTCGCCGCAGCCGCCTCCGCCTTCATCCACTCGGGCAAAGTGCAGTTAACTCGAACATACGACTCACTGGCGGAAACAGCCGCGACTCTAGACGATACTAGCGTCACAAATTCATTATCCGCATGAGGTACCTCGCCTACCTGTGACGGCTTCGGCAGCTCCTTCCCAGCTTTGATATCATCGTATACCATGGCCGACAATAATTCGACAGCCATCCGATAGGCATCCTCGACCGAATCTCCTTGTGTGACCGCGTTTTTGATATCGGGAAATTCAACGGACCAGAGGCCGCCCTCTTCCTCCGTGAAAATGGCCGGGTAGATAACGTCATGAATTTTAGACATGCAAATGTCCTCCTTATTTGTAATTATATCTATAGGTATACGAGTAGGGGCCCGAAGGCCCTTCTCGTTATTTCATTTTGGCTCTGGCGATGAAGTCAAGGACCGACTTCTCGACCTTTTTGGAAGCTTGTTTTCCTTTTTGCGAGGCTTTGCCCGCATGAGGAACAGGAAGTTTTTCCCCGGGTAGGTTTTCGTGTTCGAACATCCAGTGGCTTCCCACTGTGTTAGTATGTACCGCACCGGATTTGAGAACTAGTCTAATGAGTTCGCCTGTTGTGTATTTACTACTCCCTTTTCCCATCGCCTTGTTTACCTCCTTTCTTAATTCTATTATAATACGTATTGAAATGCGCGTCAATAAGAAAGTAAAAAAGAGCCCAGCATAATAGCTAGGCATCTATATAATAGGTAGAAACAATACCGGGCGCTGTGTCTCTTTTATACTGAGCCTTGCGCTCATCATTACGTATCTTTGCGTTTTTGTTTACGTAATCCGTCTCCCACTTGCTGCGTTTACGTCTCTTACCCACTCGGTGATTTTTACCGTCAGTGCCGATGTACTCTGCGGCTTTTGCTGTAGCTTCTTTTTTATACCTACGGTCCAGTTGACGGTCCGAAAAAAACGGATAGTCGGTCTGCGTTACTTTATCCGCGAAGTTATCGGTTAGTTCCTCCTTTAATAAATAGTCCGCAAGTCGTTCTAATTGCGCAAAATCAGGGGATTCCCCGTTGAGTCTGCGTATGCATCGGTCAACGCTTCTACCGCCTTAATACGCTCTGATCTATCGGTAATATTTTGATCTATTAAGTACGTTACTGCCTCGCAAAACGCTTGTTTATCGCTCATTATTGTCTCCTTCCGCGTATTCTACGGTGAATTCTCCGTAATTCCATTTCCGGTAAATTGCCGCTAATTTGCCGTAAACCTCTCTTAGTAGCTGCGATATCATCGGCTGTTTTACGCCCATCACCTCCGCAGCCTCCGACTGTGTAAGCTGCCATTTACCGTGAACCAACGCAAGGGCCTCCGCCTGCCTTTGCGTGAGTCCCGCCGACTCAATCGCGCTGGCCAAGTCGATCAGGATATCGGATGCCGCCGTATCACCCTTAAACCTGCGCTCAGCAATCCGGTATCGATCCCGTAGGAGCCTTGCGACTCCTTTAGGCGTGTTGAGTGCGTAGGTTTGCGTGTACTTGCGCTCTTTCTCGTGGATATCTATTTTTACACTGCCCATTCGGTTACCTCCTTGTGGCTTTTAATCATCGGCATTAAACGCTGAGCTATTGCCCGTGTAACATTGACGGTTACAGCATTACCTGCTTGTTTGTATAATTGCGAGTCACTAACGCCTGCGGACCGGGATTTATCGAACTGCTCATCCGAGAACCCTTGGAGCCGCCAGCACTCGCGGGGCGTGAGCTTACGGATTCGATACCGAGGAGCAGACTCCGTAACTACTTGCGGTATTTTGTCTAACCTCGCTGCCTGTAGCGTTCCTGTCTCATCGTATTTTACGGTTGTAGTTGTACTGTGCGTTCTCTGGATAACTGTAAATTTCTCAAGAACATAGTTGTTGTGTTCGTATGAGCTTGTTGTAAGCGTAGGGGCAGCGTCGCAAACTCTACCCGAGTTCCTGCCCCGAGGTCTCTGTAGAATTTTCGGCGTCGTGTTCCCGCTGGAGCCGGTCGGAATTGTTGGAGCCACACTTTCCGCCGAGTACACACGTTTACAGATATCATGACCGTTGACTCCATCTAGACGACCGATTACGCTTACGGAATCCGGTTTGGAGCTAATTTCCCCCAACAGTTTCAGCGTTTTATCTTCGCTTAGGTAATACTTCTCGTCTACTTCCAGCTCTAGGATGTCCCTAAGTCTGGTCGTGACCTTACTGTTCTTCGGCCAGTCGAAAATAAATGTGCGTGCCCCCATCGTTTGCAGTCTCCGTTTCGCCTTCGCAAGAACTCCGTTTGCCTCTATGTTCCAGCTTTCGGTTTCAACATCACGGGAGCATACGATAAACACTCGTTCACGGCTCTGCGGGACTCCGAAGAACTTACTATTTAGTATCGAAAAGTCAACCGCGTACCCGATGTCATTTAGCGTTTGAACCATGATGTCGAGCGTCCGCCCTTATCGTGTGACAACAAACCCTTTACGTTTTCGAGAAGCATTACCTTCGGCTTCTTTTCTTCGGCAATCCGTGCGATCTCGAAGAATAAAGTCCCCCTAGTATCCCCAAACCCTTGCGTTGCCCGGCCACCGAAAACGCTTGGCACGGAAAACCTCCAACAAGCAGGTCGTGGTCTGGTACGTACTTAGCGTCAATCTTCGTGATGTCACCGTGAAGTTCGGGAGCACCATCGTACATTGCCCGATATGAGAATTTCGCGAATTTATCAATTTCCGACGCGAATACGCACACGCCACCCAATCTATCGAGTGCCGACCGGAATCCGCCAATACCTGCGAATAGCTCAACATACGTGAACAATAAACCGCCTCCCTTAGTTCGCCCAATTTTCTACAATTGTATCTTGCCAACTGAAATCTAACGTCGACCACTCTTCGCCGCCCTCTGTAACTTCCTCACCGGCCCCTAGCGTCAGCTCATTCCAGCGATACGGCCCATCCGGGTATGTCCTCTCTGCGTCGCGGAGCCCATCGCATGTATCGTTGCCGTGCGAAAAGAAAAAGCCTTCGCAGTCCTTTGTTATGTGCCATGCTGGGATATGCGGATATAGATTCTCGCGCACCCACGTTCCTTTGAAATCGTCTATGATTTCGCCTAATTGCGTCTTTCCGTCGCCCCATTTATCGGTTGGTTTACCTTTCGCGTCCCAGCCGATAGCAGTCACTTTTGCGAAGTACGCAGGAGTCTGACCAGCCAGAAACTTGGCGTCATAAATCGAAATATCCTCTAAACCCCCTCGGTGGTAATTACTGGCCCAGCGCTTGGTGACCGCCTCAGTTAACGGCGTGCCCGGCGGCGCCTTACGTAGGATGATAATTTGCGTCGGGATTGTCGTGCCCGTGTGCATAAACGTCTCTCCCGGCAGCATAATGGTAGCTACTTGCCAGCACGTTTCGTACATGAGTTTACGGACTTTTTTCGCATGACTAGCAAACGAAATTCCCGTAGGAAGAATAAACGCAATGTATCCGCCCGGCCTAACTGCGTTGATAGCTAACTCAATAAAAGCGGCCTCCGACTTTCCTCGGTATATTCCCTTCCTCTTTGAAAGCGTTACGTACTCTTTTTCCGTTTCAACCGTTTCCCCATATGGTGGGTTCCCGATGACAAGATCGTAGTAATCGCGCCGGTCGTGATCGAGCGCATTACCGAGGATAACGTCCGCGCGTGGGTAGATTAGCTGCGTAACCCTTGCGCTTGTCTCGTCTAGCTCAAGCGCCGTTATTTCGGCGTCAGGCGGTAAGTGCTCTAGAAATACGCCTGAACCTACGGACGGCTCTAAAACGCGCATATTTTCTGGGAATCCTTCGTATAGATTGCGTATAATTTCCGCCATAAACCGAGCCACATGGGTCGGTGTGAAGAACGCACCGCCGTTGAATCCTTTTGGGAGCAAACCACCCATTGACGTATAGTTCTCGCGTAAAAATTCGATATCTTCCGGTGTAACGTCCTCGGGGTTTTGGCAACGATCTCCATCGATTTAACGTTAGCTGCCCAGCGTTTTCTGTCGGCTTTTCCTACTGTAATCGCCCCTTTCGTTTACATCGCTCTGATTTACGTGATATAATCGTATTAAAATCGTTTATTAGTGAGGTGTTTAATATGCCAAAAATTGAAATCGAAGTGTGGGCGAATGATGGCGCCCGCAGCGGTGAGCCTTACGTTAGTACCGATACTCACGGGCGCCTACGCCTTAGTGCCGGCTTAATCGATATGCTTAGTTGCCGGGATTTGCCGATCAAGCTATACATCGGGTACGACAAAGCGAATAAACGCATCGCACTCGGTAAGGAAGACGTGATCAAAGCACCCGACGCTAACCCAGTTTTGTTCGATCGTACACGTCATTACGGCTGGGCCCGTAGGTTTTATGATAAGTTCGGTATCCCAGCCGAGACCGCCCGGTATTATTATGACGGCAAATATCAGGGCTGGCTCATGTTCCGTCGTGAGGGCTACGACGCTCCCGATGGACGCGGACAATGATATCGTCGATCTGGTTGTAAAGGTCGAACAGGTCGCCGTTGTTATTGATCTCGTAATCAACGGTGAAACCATCGACATGCTTCTCCGTTTCGTGCATCAAGTCCGCATAGTGAAAGTGGTCTCTCGACTCGACTGCCCGTAAGATTCGCAAACCATCCGATGCACTTACACGAATAACGACGTATCCTGACGATTTGACCCAGATTAACTCATTCGGCTGCCTAACGTCAGTGATAACGATAGGCCTACCGTCTTTTCTGGCGGCGATCTGGCTCATTGTGCGGACGACCCATACGTCATGCCCGTATCTCTCCCGCATCATCTGGCCGTGCTCTTGGTACGCAGCGCGCGGCTTCGGGTGGCGGGGACAGCGGGATTCTCGCGGTGAAAGTCGTCCTTTACACCGTCTCCGAAGGCATATCTGACGTACCCATATCGCTCCATGAGATATTCGGCAACGGTGTCCTTTCCTGCGCGGAGCTTGCCGGTGAGGGCAATGTTAGGCAAGGTAGGCATCAAGCGCGCCCTCCTCGTGTGAGTCGTCGATGACCTTTGCGTATTTAATATGAGTCCACTGCTCGATGTCCTCCTTATCTATAAACGTGTATCCCTCATCTGCGCCGCGAAATGGAGAACTAACTACTCTTTTGTACGTCCTTTTTGATGGCCGCACAGCGTATACCACATGCATACCCCCATTGAATGATTTTGAGTTTTCGACAATGTCACCTTTTCTCAGCTCGGTAGGATTCGGCACACTCAGATACTCCGCAGGCACCTCCAGACCCAGTGCACGCCTCAGCGCGATTGCCCGGCCGATGTGCGAGTTGAAAACGTCACCGGGTGCGCATTTTGCGATACCTCGGGAGCAAACCCTGTTATGTCCCAAATTGCGAAGTATACATACTACCGTGCGCTTCTTACGGTTTATAATAAATTCAGCGCACGTGGCTAGAGGAGGATTGGGAGATGTAATCGTATATTCCAGCTTCCCGCCGTAAAAATGAGTAGCAAGCCCTTCGATATCAGCCTTCGCCTTTGCGACGATCTCATCACGGATTACCTGCGGCGATTTCTCGTCCTGCTGCACTGGCTCCTCCAGTTTTGATACGCGGAGGGCCAACGTTGCCAGTTCGCCTGTAAGTCGTTCCATTTCGCTTTTGATATCGGGGATTTCGTCAGTTTCTTCGGATTCGGCGATTGGCTCAAAGACGACGTAGTCATCAAAACGGACAATCCAATTACCATCACTGCGATAGTCTTCGTTTAAAGTAAAATCTGCCCATACATAGCCAGTGCTTTCGCAAACTCTATAGACCTTTGCTATATCCTTCTCGTTGTAATAAGGTAGGTCTGAACGTATAATCTTTATTGTCTCGCCCACTTTAGCCTTTCTTTTTACTTGGCGATATTCGGTAATTTTAGTCTCTGGCTCAAGGACGACATAGGCATCGCGGGGAACAAGCCAGTCGCGTATCTGGCCGAAGTCTGCTAATACTCCACCCGAGTCTTCATACTTTCTAATAACCGTCGCCTCATCCCCGTTGGCATAACAGGAGGCGTGAGAGTTGACGATTCTAATCCTTTCTCCTACCTTAGCATCTCGCTTAACCTCACGGTATTTTACATTTCCCATACCCGATTCCTCCCTTGATTTTGGTATAGACTTGCGATATCGCAATTACCGTTCTTCCCAGTTAATTATTCGTACACTTGTTACATATTGACAGATGTCGTCATCGTGTTCAATTTCCAACAGGTCCCCATTTGAGTCGAAAAGTTTTAGGCATTTTACATACCCCTCACCGTCTAGCTCGATGTGTTTTTTATTTTCCGGAAACCCCATATTCAGCGGCTCACCTGTCTCTAGATCGCCTACTGCGAACCGGAGAATGTCCCAACCAAGGCAATTCCCCCGAGTTGATAGATAACGACTGCCTTATACTCCCCGTGTTGCAGGACAACCTCAACAATGTGAACAGTATCTTTTTCTCCTACGTATGCCTCTACGGTGTGCCCGATCAACTCAACGTTCAATTTAACGCCCCCTTAAGCTTTCCTCTATAAAACGACCTCATATCGTCTTTCTCGATGATCGCTGGCGAATATGGGTCATTTTCTATTAGCATCCTTGCTTTCTTCCAAGGGTCTTCACTATGGGTTAAAGCTTCTAACACTTTTGCATCAAGCCGCCCATACTTTTTCCAAACTTGCTTTAATACATGTAGTCCGTTGTCATCAAAAATTGAGTCTTGAAAGCTTTTTGTATCTTCTTTAATCGGGCTCCAACCAAATTCCCTGTAATCAAGATAAAGTTTGTAGTTTACTGGGCCGTGAACCCAAGCTTCAAATTCATCATCAAACATAGGTGCCTGATAGAAAGCCAGATGCCATGCTTGTGCATAGTAACATAGTTTCTGCAATTTAAGATGACTTAAAGGCTCATTCCGTGAGTTTGCACATTTGATGAAGTACTTTGCTACCTCGTATATGGTTACCATACTTCCTCCCCTACAGGCTCACCGAAATCAATCTCCTCATGGCGGTTTTCATCATTGACACTTGCGCATAGTTCTTCGAGTCTAGGTGCCGATTTACGCCTAAGTAGCTGTAACATATCCTCGCCAGTTAACCCGATAACCACATAATCCTCACGGTTTCGCTTAAACCGGTTGCTCCAGTAAGACAGTGCCCACCTTGCAGTCCCTTCGGTTCGATATGCAGACTTGCCTGCTACCATACAACCACCAGTCTTTCGATTTACGATAACCCAAACATTCCAATTTTCCCCGCGTGTATACGTGAATTTCAAATTAAGCGCCCTCCGTATATTTTTTAAATTGGTACGCTGCACGCTGCGCTTCTCTTGTGCCACTAATCGGAGCCCCTACGCGCAAGGCCTCTCTGACGAATTCTTCGTCTCCGTCCCCGCATGGTAAGCCTTGCGTAAATAGGCACCAGTGTACAAGCTCGTGTAATAAAGCATCGAGTACTTCCGATCTCGGCAGTCTTGCGTTTACTTTCCTGCTAAATCGTAGTACAGTCGTTCCGTCGTCGTAACCTGTGAAGTATCCAATGCGGCGTTTCCAGTCCCGGTTAACCAGTTCAATTTTCCCCGTATACTCGGTTGACCAGTGTTTACGACACAGTCTATTTGCATGATCGTAAAGCTCTTCGAGAGTCATATCGCCAGCGTCCGGCATCTATTCGACCTCCCTATAATTTTCCGTCCCATTCTTCAAAATGCTTGACCGCATCTAGCCGTAGTTGCTCGCTCTTGATCCTAGCGTTTACTTCTTTTTTGTACTCTCTCCAAACATACTTAGCACAGGCCGCAAAATCGACCCGTTTGTCGTCCGTCGGATTGTAATCCTCAAAACACACCTCATATATTTTCTTAAACCGAAACATTCCGAATAGCTTCCATTTTCTCTCTTTGTATAATGTAGCTGTCCAGACTGTGGCTATCTCTTCGTAAAACGTAATCCGATACTCTTCGCCATCCGGTGCGATAATAGGGAATTTTTCTAGAAGTACGCCCACTTACTCAGCCTCCTCAATTTTCACATCTACTTCGATCTCGTCGGGATCGTAGATATCTTTAACACGCCTCATAGTAACCTTTTGCGTTAAGGATAGCGCTCTTTCTATCCTTTCCGGCGTATGCTCTCGAAATTTTCCCTCGTCTAATTCGCTCAGATAGTCAATCATCCTTATACATGTCACAACTTTTCGCATTAATCTTCAGCCTCCCCGGTCAATACCGCAATCAATGCGGCTAAGCATATCGCCTCTCGTACGGTCTCCCGTGTTACACTGACGTATGGTATTGCGGCTGTTTCCGAAACTAACTCAACGCCCCAGCCGTGGCGGCCGAAGTCGGCTATCCTGACGAACCACTTACCGCGCAGTTTTTCAAGGACGCGCCATGCGTCGGCGATTAACTCACGTGGGTGAAATCGATAGGACCACGACCAGCCCATTATATCCATTACTGCCGTTGCGACCCACTCGTCTCTATCGAGGTTACTCAAAGTATCCCATTTTGCGATGATGCTTTCGCGAGTGTGCTTCACTCCTCCGCCTCCTTTCAATTACCCTATCTGCGATCATCATCGCGAAGTTTGCAACGTCGACAGCTTTTCTCATAATATCTGTTTCTAATTCGATGGCTGTTCGTAACTCAGCGTACTCTTCACCCAACCGCCATAGGAGGTGCTCTAGATTTTCATCCGTTCTCATTCCTCCTTTCTTACTTCAAATCCATCAAAGTTAACCCTGAACACTTTCACTTTATAGGCCCCTGCTACGTCCGATAAAAAAAGTGCTAAGTTCTTACCCTTGATATAGACATCAATTGGATATTCACAAGAAAAATGTCTGGGAACTAAATTTAAGTGATAGTAGGTATCTGCCAATGTGTTTTCATCCGGTCTCATTCCGATTCCTCCTTCCACAAATGCTCCTGCACCCGTTCTTTAGGCAACCGTACAACGGCAAAAGCCGCAAAATCATTAAGGCAATCTTCTCCCTTAATCGCATCTTCTGGAATTAAAACGTTGAGTTCCAAACGATAGTATCCTTTGTACTTGCCCTTTTTCGATGGAGCATACGTTGAGGCTTTTCCTGCAAAGGGAGCCAGGACCAAAACGCTATCATCATATCCATCTACTAGACGTTGGGCTAAGTTACTTATAGATTGGCTTGAATCGCTAAACACTACATTACTCATTCATTTGCACCCCCGTATGTCCGAATCCGCCTGCTCCGCGTTTCGTTTCGCTAAGCTCTTCCACTACAGTAAACTTCGCACGCTCTACTGGGGCAATGATACCTTGCGCCAGACGATCGCCTTTTTGGATTAGATAACTAGCCAACTTTACATCAAAATCTAATTCCTTCATTCCTCCAGAAATAAAATGGACAAACTTTGTTGTTGCTTTATATGAAAATGTGTTCTCAAACATAAGATGCACTTCTCCACGATAATCTGAGTCAATCGTTCCCACACAGTTTGGTTGTCGCAGCGCTGTTTTAAAAGAAACTCCCGATCTTGGTCTAATCTGAAGCTCATACCCTACAGGTATTTCAAAGGCTAAACCAGTACGGATTGTCTTCACATCTCCCGACTCGATAATCACATCTTCCAACGCTACTAAATCAAACCCGGCAGCTCCTGCCGTTGCGTATTGCGGAATGACTGCGTCGGGGTGTAGCTTTTTTATTTTTACCTCCATTTGATCGCCTCCTATGATTCACTTTCCAATAGCTTTAAGGTTTCCAGACCAAGTGCATACTCTTGAATAGTTTTTAGCTCAAGGTTAACTTCGTAGATACCCTTAACCCTGCTCGCGCTCGCGAAGAACGTGGTAGAGCTTCTGGCGCGTCTTCTACTATAAGAGAGGTACCATTCCCTTAAGTCTTTAAGTACCCCCTCTTTAGTGCCATACGATACAACCCTATCGCCGCCCCCTGTGAGGGATTCCAATCTAATCAGCCAAACTTTCAAACCTCCTCACCTCCTATAATTCATCGAATCCGTTATCGTCTGACACCTTCACGTACTGCGTGACTCGACTTTCGAAAAAGTCCGTTTTTCCTGCATCGTTTTCCTCGTACGCCTTGATCCAGCGCAGGTTATTCCGCCTATACCCTTCGAAAGGCCTCTCGATGCCCAACTCGTTGACACGTTTGTTTGCCATGAATCTGACGTATTTATCTAGGTCGCGCGAGGTCACACCATCGAACCTATCCCGATAATGTACTCGCTCCAAGCGATCTCTAATTCGGCTGCCTTACGGAAAGTCTGCCGGATGAATTCGTGAGTTCCTTCGCTGTCTATTTCGGGATTTTCTGCGAGCAATTCCCGGAAAATTTGCGTGAACAGTCTGACGTGGATTTCCTCGTCCTTTGTGTTCCCACAAGATCGCTACTCTTGTGGCGCCTGTGCGGCTGCTCGCGATTACTCGCGAGAACAGACTATATCATCACCCGATTATCGGGCCCTCCGTTTCGAACGCCAATCGCTTGCGCCCTACGCCTTTTGGCTAGTCGTTGCACGTTCCCACTCTGCTCGCAGTTTCCTCCACCTCCTGCCATGCCTTATAAGACTGACATACCTTGAATGTAATTTGTATTTACCGGCTGCCTCGTCATTCGTCATCCCCTGAGCCAAGTCATCCATAAGATTCCACGCTCTGTCGTTTGTCAGCTTACTCATTGCGTTTCTCTCTCCGTCTCCGTTACTTTTTAGACCTTTCCTATGAGCGTGCCTTAAATTCTCAGACGGAGATACTATCTCTAGGTTTTCAAGTCTATTATTTAGTTTATTTCCGTCCTTATGGTTCACCTGCATACCTTGCGGGATGGGCCCTAAATATACCTCAGTTACCATTCGATGTACGTAATAAGAGTGGCCCTTATAAGTAGTAAATTCATATCCATTCCTAGTAATTGATGTCTTCTTTTTCCTCTTGAGCTTGTGCGATATAACATCTCCTTTTTTAGTTATTGACCATGGGATATCTCGGAACTGCTTCAAACCTAACTCACCTCCCTAAGCAGAGTGGGCTTCGCTCATGGTTACCGCTGCAAACCGCAGTACGGTGTCCCATGAATTAGAAGGGTTTTCTAGAGGAGTCGCCTCCTATAGCCGCCACTAGTTAACGGTTGATAAAACGTATCATCGTGTTGGTTTCGAGCATCTTACCGTTACGGGCCATGTTGTAGAAAAATGCGAACCCCGAGTAAAAGAACAGCCCTTCGAGTATGACGTCGTACACCACCGATTCCATGAATGTTTGCGGCGTTGGGTCGTCTACAAACCGCTGATAACCGGCGGCAAGGAAATCGTTACGCTCACGCAGCACCTCGTCGGTTTTCCAATATTCGAATATTTCGTCTTGCTCGGCCTTAGGCACCAGCGATGACAAAACGTATGAATACGATTGGTTATGAACGACTTCCTGAAACGAGAGCACCGACATGAGCGCAGATAACGAAGAATCCGTCAGGTAATCGGCAACCTTGCCAGAGTAATCTGTCTGCACTGAGTCCAAAAACGCAAGCAGCCCGATTACCTTCTTAAACGTGTCTCGCTCGTGGTCGCCGAGTTCGGTTGACCATTGTTTGATGTCGGCGGTCATCGGCACTTCGTCCGGTATCCAAAAGTTGCGGAGCATATTCCGGTACATCGGATACGCCCACGGAAACCGGCAGTCGTCCCAGTTTAGGACGTTAGAGGACTGGCCGTTGATGATACCGGTGCTGCGGTTTGGTGCGGTTATATCGTAGAGTTTTCTGCGTTGCATTCAGTAGCCTCCTTTATGATGAGCAAGCTTCGCATTCTTCTATCTCGGTTGTCGCCGACCGTAGGTAATACGTTGACTTCAGCCCCGATTCCCACGCCTGCATGTGTAGGTCGAGTAGGTCCTTCGCTTTGACTCCGTTGGGCACATAGAGATTAAACGACACTCCCTGATCGATGTGCTGCTGTCGAGCCGCATTTTGTCGGATACTCCAAGATTGATCGATATTAAAAGCCGATTTATAGAGCCACATCGTTTCTGACGTCAGGTTCGGCACAGTAACCGGAATCTTGTATTTGCTCTTTTCCTCCGAGTACGTCCGCATAAATATCGGGTCGATTCCGTCGGTACTGCCGCCAATCTTTGCGGTAGACATATTCGGTGCCACCGCCATAAGGTAGCCGTTTCGGATGCCGTAGATTGTAACGTTGTCGGCGAGGTCTTCCCACTCGGTAAGGTCGCCTTTTTTCATTTCGAGGAAGTCGGGGCGGGCATAGCCACGTTTGATAAAGTAATCCCGGTTGACCAGTCGGAACCTTCATAAGCCGGGTAAGGGCCTTTTTCAGCAGCAAGTAGGCACGATGCACGGATCGTCAGATATGCAATCTTTTCGTAGAGTTCGTCGGCAAACGTGACGGCATCTTCTGATTCCCACTGAATTCCTCGGACTGCGAGAAGGTGATGCCAGCCGAACGTCCCCAAACCAATCGCACGATATTTCCGGTTTGTAACTACCGCCTGCTGTACCTCGATTTTGTCAGCGTTGATGTCGATGACATTATCGAGCATCCGAACCTGCATCGGAATTAGACGGTCAAGCACTTCATACGCCCTCGCGAGGTTGATTGACGATAAGTTACATACGACGAAATCCCCCGGAACCTTAGTCGTGATGATATCTCCGTCCCTGTCTGTATACTCTTTTACAACAACGGTTGGTGACATGTTTTGCATGATTTCCGTACATAAATTCGTGCAGTAGGTCATTCCGGCGTGGCCGTTCGGGTTCATACGGTTGGCCTCATCACGGTAAAACATGTAGGGCGTTCCCGTTTCAAGTTGTGATTTCATGATGCTTTTTATGATTTCGATGGCCGGCACTCTGACTTTGGATAGCTCCGGGCTATCTACGCATTCCTCATATTTTTGCCGGAAAGACCCTTCGCCCTTTTTCTCGTCGTAAAAGTCCTCCAGTGAGTAACCCATCACCCGACGCACTTCGTGTGGATCGAAAAGGTACCAGTCTCCACGATCTCGGACGGTCTCCATAAATAAGTCGGGAATGCATACGCCCGGAAAAATGTCGTGAGCCCTCAGACGTTCGTCACCGTTGTTTAGCTTCAAGTCAAGAAATGCGAGGATATCCTTGTGCCAAACGTCTAGATAAACGGCAATGCTGCCTTTGCGCCGGCCGAGTTGATCAACGCTAACTGCCGTATTGTTAAGTTGGCGAACCCACGGGATAACACCGGAACTAACACCCTTGAAGCCTTTGATGTCGCTGCCTCTTGCTCGGAGCTTTCCAACGTATACCCCGATTCCTCCTCCGTTTTTAGACAGCATTGCAACGTCTGTATTCGAGTCGTAGATACTGCGAAGGGAGTCGTCTACTGTATCGATGAAGCAGCTTGATAACTGGCCGAAGCTCAGACCGGCATTTGCGAGTGTTGGCGTTGCTACCGTCATGTACAAGTTGCTAAGGGCCCAGTACGCTTCCTTGACGAGATCGGCCCGGTGCTCCTCCCTTTCGCGCATCATCAGCGTCATGGCGGTGATCATAAACCGCTCTTGTGGGAGTTCATATACCTCACCGTCGTATGATTTTGCAAGGTACCGGTCAGCCAGCGTTTTGAGACCGATGTAATTAAAAAGTTTGTCACGTTCAGGCTCGATCTCGCGCCCAAACTCGTTAATCTCATCCTTGCTATACAACCGTAAGATATCCGGGGAGTAGATGCCCTGCGTAGATAACGTCTTGATAAGTGCGTAAAAGTCACCATATTTTTGAGACGCATCATATACCCGATTTTTTGACGCTGCCTTGTATAAGGAGCGCAAGAATACATACGCAGCTACATATGTCCAGTCCGGGTGCGTTCCTTCGTCTGAGTCAGGTAGGCCGACGTTGTCTAGAGCCTTCAAGATCGCCTCGTGCGTAATCTTGTCGGCAGGAAACTCTGGTTTTGACGTAATAGTCTCGATGAGACTTTCGGTATATTCTGCCGTATCCAAATGAGGATATCGATGGGTTGCCGACTGGATAAACGCAAGTAACCTCGGCTCGTCAAAAGGTAGCTTACGTACGCCGTTGTTCTTCGTAATGACGGTACTTATTTTTAATCTCCTCCAGTTCTTCTTTGAATTTTCGGAGCTGTTCCCGATATTTCATTAGGTCTCTAGTTCTTGTTTCGATGCTATATTCATACGCATCAATAATGCTTTGGAGGTTCCGGACGTATCTAGCGTAATCCTCTCTTGTCACGTATCAATCACCCCTTTTTGTATGAGCCACGCGAGCGCAACGGCACAGGCATCGCTTTCGTCATCACTCGCGAATACATAGTCGGGAGAGAGGCCGAGCAGCTTGCGGACTGCGTCGGCGACGTCTTCCTTTTCGGCCTTTCCCGACCCGGTTACTAGTCGCTTTACAGTGGACGGAGAGAGATGATCGGTGACGCGTTGACCAAAGCGTTCGAGTGCCCGGTCCACCGCCGACCATGCTCCGTGAACCTTGTCGTTATTTTCGTAGTTGCGGGCTGGCGGCCATGCCTCCCGGATGATTCCGATATATGGAGCCGAACCTGACTTCGTCTGCTCCCGGACAAACAGATACGCAAAGGACTCGATGGCTTCGTATGACTGGACTCGCGTCTCACCTGTCGTCGTTTTGAAATGTGCGGACCGTATTAAGGCAGGCTTACGGTCTTTGACGGCGATGTCCGCAAACCCCGGACCGCGTAGCGATAAGTCTAGGCCGAGATAGCGTTCAGCTTGCTGTTTCCTTCTTGTCAGCCTCGGTCACCTCCGATCTGATATCCGTGATATATTCGACGCATTCCCGGTATACTGACTTTTTCCAGTCCGGCAGTGAACTGCGGAGCATACGGTTAGACTCTCGCTTGATATCGTCGTATTCTTCGTCGGACAGCGATAAGGCACAGGCTCTTTTGTAGTTGTTAAACGTCCATTTTTCAATGTCCAAAGTAGGGGGTATTCCTTTACTTATGTGCTCAAGTACACCTGCGAATGTATCTAAAACGTCACTTCTCATGGTGTCGGTAATGTAAATCCCAAATGCCCGGATGTCTGGGCTTTTTGCGTAATCCTCTTCGCTCATGTTCCAGCCTTTTTTTGAGGCGTTGACGTAGAGAATGATGTAATAGTCTACGTTGTACATAGTGGAGTAGCATGTCACCTGCTTGATGTGATCGTCTTTCGGCTCCCGCATAGAGTAAAGTGATGTCTGCGAGTATGTTGTCTGCTTCGATTTTATCTCTAGTCCGACTCGTATAACGTCCCCGTCATCAGATGTATAAAGCATGATTCCGTCACAAGTACCGTAAAGAGCAAAAACCTTGCCCTTATGCATAACGTTGCGAGCCTTCTTTGCGAATTCCTCGAACATGGGCGTCCCATCTTCGTTCTTCTTGAACCTGAAAATAGGATTGCTGACATGTCTTTCTGCCAATAGTAGATCGCGCTGAATCATATCACCTATCGCGGTCCCGATTCGAGTCCAGCGACCTTGGTACGGTGGTTTTTGTACAATGTCTCTCTTAGCTCCGTTTATTTTTTCGTATAATTCCCTAAGGTCTGAGTTTGCACTAGACGGGGAGAAATACGGAATATCTCTTGGTGGCCAAACCTTTTTATTTCGGATGTAATCCGCATACCATTCGTGTAGTTTAGCGTCTAATTTGTCGTCAAAAACCTCTGGCTTTGCGTGCCAATTGTCCATATACTTTACAAAATCTTGCGCTATCCTATCTGCTATTGCTTGCGAGATACGATCTCCCCCTTTGTTTTGTCGATAACTTTCGCGAGCTTTGGAATGTAAGTCAGCGGCCGTTCCTCGTCGTTGATGAGGACGTTGTAGTACTTTATTCCCAGCGCGTCGGCCTCCGCCTTCATCTGCTGGAATACCTTCACCGTCGCCTCCACGTCGTTCATTGCCCGGTGGTGCCCGGTTAGCTCAATCCCCCTGCGCTCAGCAACCGACGCGAGACTCGCCGATTCGTCCGACTCTACCAACTTCGAGAGGGCCCGAGTGCAGACGAAGGAATCCGGCTCAAACTGGTAGCGTGCTAGAAACGCCAGATCAAAAGGAGCGTGATGCGCGACTACGATCGTACCGCTCATAAAACAGGAGAGTAACATTATGGCGACTGGTTCCGGCACTCCTCCTCGCATCATGCTTTCGTTGATTCCGGTCAAATTTACGATTTCCGGCGTCAGCTTAGTGCCGGAATTTTTCGTGATTCGGAAGTCTAGCCGACCGTACTCCCGGATTAGATCGGTTCGGATTGCGGCAATCTCCGTAATCTGATCCTTCGTCGGGTCGAGTCCGGTAGTTTCGAGGTCAAACACCGTGTATATTTCTCTCATTTACGCAGCTCCTTTCGCGGCTCTTAGCCGTTCGTCGTAATCGTCGAATACTCGGCCCTTTTCGTCGTACTTCTCTGTGATTGGCCGGCAGTTTGCGAAGTCCCATTCGTCAGGTGCGTACTCCTCCATCCAACGCCTTTCAATCACAATGTCTGTTACTAGAGGTACGCTTAGTTCAACCGTCCGTGTCATGGTGTCATTGATGAGTTCGATCGTCTCCACCGTTAACTGCTCGTTCGGAATTGAATTCTTAATTTCGTCATGGATACTTGCGTTCATTTCCCAACCACGTTCCCGGCATATCTCAGCGTTACGTATGCCAATAAGCTTGAGGATGTCAGCACCGGTCCCTTGGATGACTGCGTTAAACGCAGCACGTTCCCAATATCCGAGCAATCCTCGTTTTTCTGATAGGATGTCAATCTCATCTTGTACCGCAATTAACCTGCGAGAGTCGGCAGCAGTAGGGTTCTTCCTATTCCGAAGTTTCTTCCGTTCAGTGTATAGGCGGATTAATCGTTGTTCGTTTTTACCTGCCTGAGCGGACACTTCTTTATAATTTGGGAACCGACGTTTTCGACCGAAAAGTGTTTCAACGTAGCCATCTCGCTTCATCCCTTCGCGGATATCGGTTACCATTGTAGTAAATGATGGAAAGGACTTGTCGAAGCTTTCGAAAAAGTGTGCCGCAATTTCCATACTGACGCCCATCTTTTTTGAGAACGCCTGCGGAGTTTGCCCGTAAGACTTTGCAAGTACGCCCGTCTTCATTAGCTTTCGGGGCTGAAATGTGCCAGTAGGATCATACGCTTTGTCTGCGCAGTACTTCTCCTCGAGGCCAAATGTCATGACGGCCATAGTTGTATAGAGGTCTTTTTTGTCTAGGAAAATCTGCCGGAACGAGTTGTCCCCGTACCTAATGTACATAATATGACTCTGAATCCTTGGCTCAATGGAGCCCAAATCGGCACCCACAAACGTAAACCCCTCGCGCGGAATGAAGCAGTTACGTACGCGGACTCCTGAACCCTTTGCCGGAAGGTTTTGCGCATTTACCCCCTTTGGTACTTTCTCGTTGTTGGCGATGAGCTTACGAACAATGTCGCGGTAATTTTCATCTGTTATCAAGGAAATCAGGCCCCCTTGAACTCATCTAGTATATCGATCGGCCTCCCTTTATACCCGGAGCTACTATACCGGCCTGTTGCAGTCCCCCCACTCTTAAACTCGGCATGTAGCCTCCCATCCGCCTCCAACGCATCAGGTATCTTGCGGATATACGTATTTAGGAGCTTTTCGTAGATCGCCACGGTAGCCAGCGGCTTGAGCGCCGTTTCCTTCTCGTAGTACTCCTCTAGTACATCCGATGCAGTCGAACGCTTTTTGCCGCGGTAAAACTTCGGCGTCACATCCGTAATTCCGAGATGGTCGTAGATTAGGTATGCGAGATGGTTTCCGTTCGTGATCGAAAACTCGGTAACGTACCTAGGGGCGTGCTCCTCATCGGCAGGAACCGGCTTTTCTGCGTAAAGTTTCCGAAGCCTCTCCTTCGCATCCCGGTACTTCTTTAATCCTGTTTTCCCCGCAGCCTCGCACTCTGCCACGGTCTTTTGCTGTTTCTGGACACCGGTCTCCCACCGTTTAATTCGTGCTTTCTGTGCCTCGATCCACTTTTCGATTTTGCCCGCGTTGAGTGTCCGGTCCATTTTGCGGACAAACTCATCGTCGATGCCGTAGGTTTCGACCACATCGCACTTTGCCTGCTCAAGCTCCGGTATGAATTCCTCCTCTAGCGCCTTGAGCCCATCAAGGTCGATCTCGAATCCGCATCTCGCCATGAATACGTCAACTTCGGGCAACTTAGAGTCAATTTTTGCGTAGCAATCGAGCAGGCAGCCGGGAGATTTCCGCATCATCTCGATCTGCCATTCGAAAAGCTTCCAGCCGTACAAAACGTCCTTGATTGCGTATATGCCAACGAGTTCAACACTAAAGGGAGCCGGCGATCCGTTCCCGAACATATCCTCAAATGTGTATATGGGACCGGGGATACCGAAATACTTTCCGTACTTTTCGATTAGTTTTTTGAGTCCGTATGCCTCTTCGTGCTCATTAAGCAGGTGCATTGCGTCCAATGTATCCCACACGCAGCCGCGTATCTCGTACCCATCGTTTCGGGCGACGTGGAGGTCATACCGAGCGCTGCCCATGTGAAACGTTTTGCCGTGGATTGGTTGTGATAGATACGGCTTAATTGCGGCCAACACCTTCGACCGAGTGAGCTGCGGGTCGCCAGCCTTAAAAGCGAATGTGTCGTTTAGAAATTCGAAACTTGCAACGCCCCGCATATCTACATGACCGTACGGCAAGTAATAACCCTCGCCCAGCAACGGGAGCCATATCGAAAATCCGATGCTAAGGTCGATATACGAGTCAACCCCGGTGCCTTCGAAGTCGCCTGCCGTCATCGATTTCACGCCGAGAAAGTCGTATTTTCCAGCCCACTCCGCCATCTGCCGTTTACATTCTGTCCGAAGCCGATCAACAAACGCAGGCAACTCCGCATCATTCGTCAAAATATAAAAATTGTCCGGCTTTGACGCAAGCACCCCATCGATCCGCTGCTCCCTTTCGGCCTCCTTACGCTTTTGCAAAATCCGTGCCCCCGCCGCAAGCACGTCGCCTTTGGTCCACCGTTTGCCGTCGGCCCGAAGACTGCCTATCTCTCCGGACCTGAATGCGGCAAGTGCGGCGTCAAACTGCTGACGTTGCTTGGGCGTGAGTGACATCGCGCCGATTCGTTCGAATGCTTCTTCGGGTGTTTCGGCGACCCCAGCGGCCTTGCGTTTTTGCACCGCCTCTTTTATTCGGGAGGTGTCCGTCGGAGATCTATTGTTGAGCGTAAGTTTGAATTTCGTGGTTATCGCCTCCTATTGGTCAAAACGAGATTCAACAGGCGTGACTAGGGTAATATTTTCTAAACCCGCATGTATTATTGAATCCAATGAAATTTGCGATATTTTTATATTTACACTTACAATTTGATTCACGCCCAAGTAATCAAACCCCTCAATTTCACCGAAAACCTTACTCTTGTATTTGACGATGTCGCCGACCTTAAACTCGTTAACCTTACGTCCGATTTTCGCCCACTTTTCTTCCTGCTTGGCTGCCGCTACTACTTCGTCTGTGGCTCGCTCTAGTTGTCTGGCGTAAAACCAACGACTATACTTAGGCCCCACACATCTATATGGCAAGTTGGTATCGTCAGTATGAGTTACCTGTACGATATCTCCGACAGCAACCCCGTAGGAAGAATCGCAGGGGTCTACCTCTATGATTTTCGCGTAATCACCGACCCCTAGCCGACTAGCCTCTTCTAGCTTTTCTTCAAGCTCGGCGATTTGCTCCTTGCGGCTAGATATCATAAACTTAATAACATCCGGGTCGTCCGCCGCACCTATCTTCTCCAACACGACGTACTCGTCGCCAACTACGTCGTATTCATCACCATCATCATCAAGTATATCTACATACAAACCACTATCAGTATCGTAGCCCACTTCTACAACTTCGTACGGTTTATTTAACGTTAGATATCTGCTATGGTCCTCCTCATACAGAATGTAATCTCCTACCTTAATATTCTGTACATCCTTTCGATCTAACTCGCGATATACTTCGCCATTAATCTCACGTAATTTACTCATTCACACAGCCCTCCTCAAATTATCCGCCCATTGGCGTCAATCGTTCCGCTAGCACTCCGGTAAGTCTCCCTTGCGAATGCCGCAAAGCACTCATCGTGGACGAAATCTCCCTCAGTCGTTAATACAACGCTGTCTCCCTCGTAAATCTCGCCATCACAGCTCGCACATGATGCAACGATTGGGTCCGTGTCGTCGGGGTTAAATCGATCTAACTCAGGCACGCGACCAGCTCCCGGTCAAATGCCAGTGGCAACTCTTGCCAGCGTGCTGCTGCCCGTGCTTCTGACGCCCAATACTCGCCAATCCCGCGGTTTTTAAAGTAAAAGACCCGCGGAGGCTCGCCGTCATCCCCCAGTACGCCAACAATATAGTCAGCGTCGGACTTCGAGTATGGCTCACCGTTATTCTTTTTTGCGTAGACGACGAGGTCGCCCCCGCGGTCAGTGCGCTTGCGAATCGTCTTTACTTGGAATGTGTACCACTCGCCGTTGACCGGATCGCGTCCGACGAGGTCATACGGCTCTTCCGTTTCCGGCTCAGCTACGACCCAGCCGGATGAGACTAGCGCGAGTTTTGCGGCTAGCTGTGATGCCTTTCCTCGTTGTTCGCTGTAATGCGCCAATTTACCGCCTCCTTATCGTTTCTTGTTAGGATATAACTACCTCAAGCCAAGATAGCAGTAGTACCCACGCGGCAGATATAGCCATCATCGTACCCCAACAACTGTTGCAAACAGGGCGGCTTCCCACATTTCCCGAAAGTTCATTCTGCGTTCCCTCCTCAACTTTTAATCTGTAACCCTAAAACCACACAGACAACCCCAAACAAAAACAAGACCAACGATGCCTGCCCGAAACTTACGTCAATACCGAAGACAAAAGCTATAATTGCCCCAATAGCACAGGCGAGTATCACCCACAGAATTGCACCCACAACAAAGTAAAGTAAACTCAGCGTGATAAGTTCGAACACTTCCTTTTTTCTCACTACCCACCTCCGTTAAAACTTCGGGTCAACATCGTCAGGCTCAGAGAACCGCTCACGTAAAGCGGACATGTCGATCTTACTGTCATCGAATTCAGCAGTCTCTTCAAGGATTTTCCGGATATCCTCTTCGTCACGAAAGTTCGCTAGCTCCGCATACTTTATTTCATCTGTTCCGATAAACTTTTGTGCTTCCACCAGAATCTCCTCGTCGATATCTGCCGAGGTGAGCGAGTAGGATTTTCCGTCGGATGTTTTCTGGATGAGTACGACATCGCCTACAAGTGTATAATCCTTCGCAAACTTCTTGGCGGCCTTCTCCAGCTTGTCGTAGTCATCGATTAGGTTCATGGCGTGGAATTCCTTAAGATCAAGGATTCGCCACGTCCTATATTCGAAGTCATAGACCGGGACCATAAAGTACAATTTACGTTTAGCATTGGCCCTACACGACAGACAAACACTCGGATTTCTTTTCGCAAACTCTCCGAAGTCTGCTCCGACATCTTTCGGGGAGTGTAGGCATGTATGCTTTTTGACGAAAGTTGTTCGTGTTGCAAAGTCCCCGTCTTCATGGACGTGATAGAAATACCAATCGTCAGGACCAGCAAGCAACGCAAACACCTTGCCGTCAGCCAGCTCCGAGCCAAGCCGTACGTATCTCGTTATACCTTCCGGCAAGCCGTCGTTGCCTCCGTTAGCCCGTTTCTTGCGTTCTTCTTCACGCTCTTTAAGCCACTCACGTACTCCCATTCAATCGCTCCTTTATGTTATTTTCGGACGTTTGCGCGTCCGCAACCGGGCACCTGCCGAGATGCCCAGCGGCTGAAACGCAAACTATATCATGTAGGCAGCGACGGCCTTGGCCACGCGGCGCTTTTCAGCCTGAACCTCCGCAAGGTCCTGATCGAGTTGTTCGAAATACTGGTCAATCGCGGCGACACGTGCAGCCATTGCAAGTTTCACAGACTCACTACGAGTCTTTTCGGCACGGAGCAAGCACGCAGCTCGCTCGACAGCCAGTTCGAGTTTGGCTATTTTAGCTTCTCGTTGATGCTTTCGTTCTTTTCGTTCAACTTTGCGTAGTTCTTTCGTTAAGGTAGCTTCGACTTTTTGGCGAATCGTAGATGCCGGGTTGCAATCTCGGTAAAGTGTAAGCACGATACGTTCGTCCTTTGACAAAACGAACGTTACCTTTTCATACGCATAAAGCTTACCGGGATTCCCTTTTTCCGAAACCACATCCGCAATGTACTTCGCTTTCTTAACGCTGGATCGTATCCAATCATCGGCGAGTTCGCGATTAATCATTAACCTTTTTACCGCCTTGTATCGTGCGTGAGGCGTAATAATTACGTCCATCATCTGAAATATCACCTCAAACATTGACAAATCTTATAATATGGAATATAATTACAACGAACTGATACTTACGCTAGTGCCTTTCGACATCTAGCCCTGAAGCGATGGGTATAAGTCCGGTTTGATGAAGTCTTACCTCCGCAATTTTTGGCTATCATCCTTGCGATGTACTTCGTCTCATCAATACCGCTTGCCCATAGCTTTAGTATCATCTCCTTTCGAGGATCGCCTTCCGCTAAGAGGGCGATTTTCTCGTTAACCATCAATCCATCATCGATAACTGCTGAGTCATCTATTATCGTCGACTCAAGCTCGATCTCTGAGCGTTTTTCGGATAAAGAGATAACTACAGGAGTCTCACTAAATCTCTTACGCGATTCCTTCAAACAACTATTTATCTTAAACATTGCTAGGTTATAGAAATTTCCTTTTCTAGGATCAAAAGCCCTAACCGCACTGTCTATCCTTGTGAAGCATGATTCTTCGAATTTGGCTTCGTTTCGTATGCTGTGCCAATTGTGGTTTGAAATTTTATGAATTTCGCCAATCAATTCCGCCTTTATTTTCCAGAGAGATTCTTCACATCCGAGTTTTGCCTTAAGTGCCAAAGTATTCAGTTTGCTCTTATCCAACCCGTTTTCCCCTCCTATTTATATACCATCATAAAATCGCTAAAGTGTAACATTAATTTAAAAATTTTTTACATAATTTTCTTCGCTCGAAATATTCACCTAACTTCCGCAGCCCTTCTACTTGGGCCAGTTCATTTACATCCTTATACCTCTTGGGAAAACCCGCAACTCCGACTCGCAAGTCCCCGCCTAGCATACGGATAACCTCTCGCTTAAGCGCCTGCCCAACGTCGTCATGATCGGCCATAACGAAAATTTCCTCAATTGGGCTTCGTATAATCACTGCCGCCTTTTCCTCGTTAATCACACCCCCACCGGCAGCAACCGCAGGAACGCCCGCACTCATCAGCGTTAAGGCATCTATTTCGGCTTCGACAATCGCAGCCCGCCGGCAACGATGTCGGTAGATATAGTCGATGCCGTATACGAGCTCCTTAATGGGACGACCGCCCTTTGCGTACCAAAATTTCTTTCCGAATACGCTGCGGTACTTAATATTGAGTAACTGCCCGTTAGGACCAAACCACGGAATGGTAACGGCATTTTTACGTGGGCAATACCCCGTCTGCATTTCCCGTTGGACCTCTGCGGAGATACAACGGGATGGTAAATACGGATGGTCATGGCGGTATTGTTTTAATAGTTCGGCGTTTAGAGCCGGCTTTTTCGGCCTTTCTGCCGATAATCTAACGCGTCTAAGAACGGGTGTTTCTTGTTGCTCGTCATTTTCGTATTTACGCCGCAGATAATCGTCTGCTTCCCTGTAAGAAACGTCCATTAAAAACGATAGAAGCTTCGCAAAATTCCCGCTGGTCCATTCCGGGTCAGTGCCGCCAAAGTCATGCCAGCAACCGTAATAATCGGAGTCCTCCCGAAGGTCTACGAAAAATGACGGAGTGTCATCGTCCGTGCGAAACGGCGAGCTTGCGATAAAACTATCGACTGCTGGCCGGACGTTTCGCCAGTCAAATTGCTCTAATTCATATAGCACATCGATATACATGTCCCGACTACCCCCTTAGAAGACTCCTGTAAACTGCTCCGCTGCTTGCTCGGCTTTGGGAAACTCCCGCAGAACTCCGTAATCAAGTAGCGCCACGAGGTCCAGCCGGAAGTCCTCGCCTCCATTGCGGCCCTTCTCGATGCCCAGAGCAGCTATACCCTCTTTTTCGATCGAGTCGAACCCGAGCAAGACCGTTGCTATGTCTAAGAGTCGTTTGGTCGTCTTTACCTGATCGCGCTTAGGCGTCTTTAGTTCCCGCTGCTCCTCCTCGTCGAACCGTTTCTTTTCCACGGTCGCCTGTATGCTGTAAAATCCGACCACGTCGTTCTCTCCGACAATACGCTCAAACCGGGAAGCTGCATACTCGGCCGCACCGCCTGCCGTTTTGTTTGCGTTTCGTCCGTACACGTCCGATAGACCATAAAACGGATCAATAATTACAGCATCGACCTTTGTTGTTTGCAGTTCTCGTTCGAGGTCGTCGAGAGTGCGTGTTAATTCGGAGCCACCTTTCCCCTGAAAATAAATCTTTCCGGGATAGTAGTCCGCCAGCTTGGATACGACGTCCCCGAAGTTATCCCGCACAAAATCCTCTAATTTTCCGGATAGAATCGCTTTGTTCGGAATCCCCAGCGGTGTCTGTGTTTCTTCGTCTTTAAACAAGCCGTCAACAGCTGTCGCCACGCTTATCAAACGAGCCAGCCAAACGTATTCCTTAACCTCGTAGGACTTGACGAGGACACTCGCGCCCTGCCGGAGCAACTTATCAACAATGGCGATAAGTAAATATGTTTTCCCCCGGCCGGACTCTGCCATGATTCCGTAGATATCCCCGCTGTAAAAGCCGCCGATTTCCCGGTCTAATGCCTCAAAAGGGGTTTTCCATAGCCGGAATGACTTACCGGCCTCTCTGCGCTTATATTCCCGCAGAAAGTCTGCGGACATTTCGTCCAGCGTACGGCCGATCTTGGCGCCGGCTCCGATGTTAAGATTTGACTGCATTCGACCAAGCTCGCCTGTGAGCCATTCGCTAAACTCGGAAAAAGATAGCGCGGCGTAATTTTCCTCTAACGGTGAGTGTCGCTTGCCTTTTTCGGGATTAAATAAGTTTGCGACCATCCTCATGCCTGCTTGCTCTTTTAGCTGCCGTGAGAGGTATCCGTAACTATCCGACACGTCCGGCGTATACGCGATATCCCGGCACTGGTCTACATACACCGCATAACTCGGCGCACTACCTCCGTTTTCTTCTGCATAGCCGAGGATAAAATCGTATGCTTCTTTTTCTTCTTTTGTCGCAAAATGCTCTCGCGTGATCCCGTATTTAGCAAGAGCTTTTACATTGTTGTCGTCTACCACTTTAGATAGTAAAACCTGTCCGTGATCGCTCATCGTCTCAACCCCCTTTTACTCTCGCCTGTAAATACGAGTTCAGCGCATCTATCCCGTATGCGGTCTACAAGCCGAGGTGATGGCTCCCGGAATACCTCGTTGAGATCGGCCAGCGGGATATTGGACGTATACACTGTCGGGAGGCCGGCCGTTACCCGCGTATTAATCAGCCGGTGGAGATCGCCTCGGAAACCCTCCGTAGAGTCTCGGACTCCGATATCATCGAGGACAACAAAAGGCACCTCCATTGCGTGTTTTTGAGCGGCGTAATAACGGGCAGATGCGGCCTCTCCGATGTGTTCCGGTATATTCCTCCTGTTGAACTCGTTGTAGTCGTTTTGCCACGCGTTTACGTCGAGGAAATACACGGGCCTTTCCAGCGGTTGCCGCCCCCGACGGAGGCTCCCGATGTAGTGACAGATAAGATATTCCGCAGCGATTGCGCAGGCTGTCGTCGTTTTCCCGGTCCCTGTTGTATGAGAACGCAGATACAGGGACTTGATCGGCTCGGCATCAGTCTCAAATTGACGGGGAAAGGTGCCGACGTAGTTCGTCAGGAACTCGTATATCTTCGCTTGACCCTCGCGGGCCGGAGACGAGGCAAGCATAATGAATTGGTATTCTGTCGGTATGTTCGCTGATCCGTACCGACCGCCTAAGCTATTATGACCATGAAGCCCGACGTAGTAAGAACACATTGGGTTACACGAGTCGGTATCTGCGGCCTTACAGTGTTGACGCAAGATGCAACGTTTAGAATGAGACAATTTACGATCACCCTCCTTCTAATTCGAGTAACAGATGATTTAGATCGACTAACCTAAGTCGGCTGTCCTCCGTCCAAAGCGATTTTATCGGTTTTTTGTAAAGGGCGGAAGCATCGTAAACCATCACTATCGGATCGAATATTTCCATCTCTCGTAGACGCTCTAAGAACTTCGTTAGCTCATCGTCTGGCATCGGCAAGGAGGTCCATATGCCGCCTTTGCAAAATCCAATTTTAAATTGCCAAGCGTCTACGACATAGGCTTTAGTCTTCATACAACGCCTCCTATATGCGGATTAATTCCGAGTCAAACACGCGTGCTTTTGATCGTACAAAGGTTAAGAAATCTGGACCCATTCCATCTCGAATGAGCGTATTTAAAACTAAGCATCTTGGGTCAACCTTGCCCAGCGTCATTTTCCGTTTGGGTCTGTATCCCGTGATCTCTTCAAACTCATCAAACAGTTCTTTGTAGAGGTGACCCTTTGATTCCTTCTTCCGATTGGTCCGACTTAGCTCCCAAAAATATTCAACCGATGACCTTATATCCAACCAAAGAGTTTCCAATTCTCTTTCTTTCCGAGGTGTTAACCTTAATTGCGGTGTTTTCTTTTGAGCAAGACGCAATTGTATGTTGTCCGTCTTAGGCACGCTTCCTTTTTTAAGAGCCAGCTTACTTGTATCAGCTACCTGCTGGGTAGAAAACATTTGTTTTATAACTGGTGCCAGTACCTTAAGCACCTCTTGATTCGTAGCAAATTCGATTGCAAATTTACCATTTCGATTTAAAACTAACTTAGCGAGTTCCATGTTAATTCCTCCTTAAATTACTTTAGCATCGGTAATATCAATCACTTCCACTTTACCTTTCGGCGTGCCGTCCAGAACGCGCTGCATCCCGTTAATAAACTCTTTTAGCGCGTCGAGGCTTGTAACGTAATTTTCGTAAGCCTCATCCGATATCCCCGTAAATGACGCCTTAAACGTTGTAAGATGGGCATAGTTAAGGAGAAGCGTCTGGACGTCATCCGCGAATTGTGCGGCTGCCCCGTCGACCTCAATATGATTCGATACCCTCTCGGTGACAACGCCGTCAATATCTCCGAATTTTGCCTCATACCGTTTTAGCCGGTCGCTAACCCAAGGATCGGGCACATACTCTGTTTTAGTCTGCTCCCGGTTTGACCGTAGCATATCTTTGGCTACTTCCGCTCTCTCAAGCGCCTTCTGTGCCTTCATTTCGGCTTCTTTCCGCGCCTTTTCTTCGGCTTTAAGTGCCGCCTTAACCTCTCGGAGTTCACGAACAGTCATGTCCTCGACGGTTTTTGTCTGCCCAGTTGATGGGATCGTGTGGGGATTTTCTATGAACTCTTTACGGTCAACTTCTCTAGGTAAAGTTAGCATTTCGAAAATTTGACCGTTACTAATTTTAGCGACGTCGCTAATTTCTCCAAATTGTTCATACGCCGCAATCATACGACTTGTTGTTGTATTATGAAAACCGAACGTTTCCTTTGCCCACTTCCCAAATTCTCCATGAACAAGATCGTTTTCCTTGACGTGCTTCAGACGCCTGCCAATTTCGAATATGGCCTCGCCATCAACCCGTCTATATGCGTTTATCTCAGCCGTCAGAGTTGTGAGGTCCGACGATAGTTCCCCGGACTGTTTTTCCGCTAGCTCTGTCATTGTCACGCCTCCTTCTAGAGCCAGTCCGATAGCTCCGATATGTCCGTTTCCTGCTCCTCGGTCTTTTTCTCCTCCGCAAGTACCTGCGGGAGTATCCGGCTTGCCATATACGATAGTACAAACCCTGCCGTCAGGATCGGGTACTGCCGGGATGGCCGGTACTCCCGGAATGCCCGATCGAACACCTTTCGTAATACTTCCGGTCCGTACAGTGTAAGATTCCGCTTGACAACTCCCTGCTCAAACTTCCAGTTTCGCATTGGAATGTATTCTGCGCCAAACAGTTCGCGGTTCATGTCGATAAAATAAGCGTGGACGGTGCGGACGTTCCACTTTTCGGCAGGGAGATTGCGCCAGTCATCGGATTTAATTTTCGCTGTCAAAGTAGCGAGGCACCCCCAGTTCAGGCCAACTACGCTCGATAGTATCATAAACCTCAGTAGCAACTTTCCTATATTCCAAAAGCAACTGCCCTAAGCTACCTGCGGCATTACCCCGGTTGTTTCCTTCTCTGACAATGACCTCTTCTATTGCTGCTGTTAGCCCAAACCGCCCTAGCGGATAATACCCGGAATCCCGCCACGTCTCCCGCGGTTCGGGTGACTTTCCGTTCTTCTTAAGGCCCTCCCAGTTCGGGGAACGTGTTGGGTCCGTGAATCTTCTCTCAACGATGATAAAGTTTCGGTCATCCGCACGAAGACGGAAGTTTTCGGTCAGGCGGATATCAATCTTTTTGTTCGCCATTTTAACGGTCTCCTTTCGGGGAATTATCGATTTTCTCGCCGAGGTGGACGGATAATACTACCGGCGAGTAAATCGTCTAATTCCTCGGTGATTTTCGTTCTGTTTTTGAACCCGATCCATGTAATAGGCAGTTATACGGAATAATAGGAAAGTATTGTCGAGGCTCACTTTAAACTCGTGATCCCCACATATCTTGGAGCCGGTAGGTGCTTCAAATTCGTAATAATTCCGTGTTGAGGTGCAAACTGCCGGCCATACAACACCACTTGAGCATACGGGACACTGCGCCTGACACCAAAGCTCCAGCTTCCCATCTTCCGCTAAGCGAAGCAGCCGGCGCAGAATTTCCGGTGAAGGAAGATTTACACTAGCTTCGACGTTCTCTAGGCAGAACTCTCGGTACGATGACCGCGCTACTTCTTCTACCCAATCGTCAACGTCCCAAATATTATCCAAGTTGTTCGCCTCCTGTCGTGTCTCTTTATTTTACCAATCGCTTTTGCAAGGTTGCCCATCGACAACCCAACCTTGACAATCATCGTGACATCCGGGACAGGACAAATGTGCCTTGACTCTAAGATCGATAATTTCCTCTCTGTATTTCTCGACCTTTTGCAACAGGGATAACACGGCTTTATTTCCCGTGTCCCACATTTCCCCGTACCTAAGAATCCTAACGATTCCGTTATCATTTATAAAGGTGTATTTTCCATTATCGGTTTCAATTTTAAACATGACTTAATCCTCCTTGTTCCTTTTATAGCGTCTGTCGCAAGGAACGAAGTGACGCAGCGTAATGTTTTATGGTTCTAGTTAATATAGTTCTTGTTATTATTAGTTCTTCTTAGTGTGACGTTTGCCGTGTGACGAGAGCCGTGTGATGTTCCTATCACATAGCCGTCTTATTTGAAAATTGAAACGTTACTGACGGGGAGGATTTTATAAACAGTTTTAACCCACTCCCCTATGTCGTTCCTTATCTTCCTCAGTTCGATTAGCGGCTTCCCTTCCCATCGATATTTCGCAAGCCTCGTAACTCTTCGGTTAGCCGTTTCCCGTGCCACTCCTAACACTTTGGCTATTTGCCACTGAGTCGGATAGCACTCGCCCTCCTCGTTCATGAAGGATGCGATAACCAGCAGCGTCTGTAACCGCTCAGCACCCATGTCCGCGACCATCCCCGAGCGGACTGCGTCTACGTAAAACTTGATGTAAATTTCGGCCGACATTGGTTTATCGCCTCCTCAGTAAAGCTCGATACTACTCAGCACGTCGACGAGCTCAAGCGCCTCCTCGTACTTTTTTCGCGCTTCCCGTGCCATTTCCCGCATTTCATCCGTTCTCGTTGTTTTGTAACCATTTTTTCGTGAAATGATGCGGTGATAGAATCGTTTCAGCCCCGGATTGCTCACCCTGCTATACTCAGCCGAAGCCACTTCGTGTAACAACATGCCCTCGTCACACAACTTATATAGCCGGGTGTCTAGCTCGCCATGTAAATCCCAAATCCGGGACAACTCTTCTGCCGCACGTTGCTTGCTGCTCAATCGGAACAACTCCCTTCGCTGAGGATTCGAGCTGTTGTTACGCGAATCGTTTCCTGCGCTCGGCAGTCTGCGACCATGCGTAGTACTTCGTGGCCTTTCATTACGCCGGTCGCGTAGACTACACCGGATGTCTTTCCTGCGGATTCCCGGAGCATTGTCGATAGGTTCATTCGGTATCCCTCCCGTCTAGTTCTTCGTTAAGAGCGAGTAAAATCTTTTTAATTTCGTTAATTTTAGTGTTGTCGTCGGCTAGTGGTGATTCGACGATGCCCTCGATCCTGCCGACTATATACGGAAACAAATTTATAAGGTCCATTTCCGCTAACCTTTGCCATCGACTCATGCGGTTACTCCTTTCAAATATTTTCCTTTATGGTAAAATAGATTTGTATTTTTACCATAAAGAGGAGGCTACTGTATGATTGATAAAGCGTCGAAGATATTAGCTGCATTAGATGAAATGAAGAACGCTAGTCTTACCAATCCTGAACAAGCGATGAAAAAATATGACATAATGTTCTTGGGTGAAAGATTTAATGTCATAACTTCGACTGAGTTGTTACACACTCTAAACAATTATTTTGGGATTCAAATTGAAAAGGATGAATTAATGCGTTTAATACCTGTGCTCAGTGATTTGAACAAAATTACTTGCGAACCGCTACGTCTACTTGACAACCCTGATTTTTCTGCTAAGAGCCGTTGCACTATCAGCGGCTTTTTTATTCATTTTCGTTCTCCTTTCCGTATTTCTCAAACAAAATGCTGTAACCTTTATGTGTCATATAGAAGACCCAAATAAATCTTCTACCTTCGCGAACATAACCCTGTGTAAAGTTTGCAAAGTAGATATCATCGGTAACATCCAAATCATAGGTGTCCTCAACTAGTTGGGAATGGTCTACGCCAAGCGATTTCGCAACTTCCCGGCTGTCTAAGAGAATCTGACCATATTCATTGATTACGTTGTCGTCGTCACGTTTGATTAACGGACCATACCCCGCGGCTGTAATTTTATTCATTTTCGGTCATCCCTTTCTTTTTAGTTAGCAATCCGGTTAGATTTCTCTTTGATTTTGTTTTCGATCCACTGAGTAAGATCATCTTTGTAAACACGTTTTGATTTCCCAACTTCAAAATTAGGGATTCCGCCGCATTCCGGTTTAAGTTGAAACAATTCATACACTCTACGGCGAGAGATTCCTATATATTCTGCTATTGACTGTGCTGTCAGAATATCTGGAAGCTCATTTATTTTTGAGATTTTCATGAAGAACGACACCCCCTGATTTATTTAATACACTTTAAGTGAAGTCGTTGTCAAAAAAAATACTATCATGTTACCCTTATCTGGTCGGCGTCCATATCAAAAACATACGCAAGAGAGTAGATAACATAAGGTTTTATCTCTACATCCCCCCTTTCCCAACTTACTACCGTTCTTTTAGATACGCCTAATTTTTCAGCCAAAGCTTGTTGGGTAAACCCCTTCTCAACCCTAGCAGCCCGGATAGTTAAATCCCATTGCTTTTTCAA